ATTACACCTTGCTTATCTGATTCTGCCATCTTCCGATAATATAGTATTATCAGAAATTACGCAAAGTTAATCAAAATACGCAATATAGAGGCTGAGAACGAACAATAAAATCGCTTATCGCCATTAAAATAAACCTATTATGCGTCTTTTCTCTACTCTTTCAATAAAAAGATTAGAGTATGAAACTATCGTTAAGACGCAAATTCAAGGGGTCGAAATATACTATTGGCGACCTCAGTATCGACGGTACATTTTTCTGTAACACTATCGAGGATGTTATTCGAGAACTTCCCGATAGTTGTCCTAATACCTCGCGCTGGATTCCGTGCAAGTGCAAGGAGAAGGTCTATGCTCGCACCGCAATTCCAACCGGCATATACAAGGTTACTTTGGAGTACAGTCCGAAGTTCAAGCGCAAGATGCCGTATTTGCACGGAGTCCCTCATTTCTTGGGCATTCTGATTCACTGGGGCAACACCGAGGATGATTCGGGTGGTTGCATTATCGTTGGAGAGAACTCTGTCAAGGGCAAGGTTCTCAACTCTCGTGCGACCTTCAAAAAGCTCTTTGCCTTACTCGAAAAGGAGAAGGATATCACAATCGAAATCTACTAAGCAATGGCGGTCAACAAACTTAAAGCACCGCGCAATATACATATCGACTTCAGCCCCTCTCCTCGGCAGTATGAGTTGTGGAAGCTCTTGCAACCCAACTACTGTCCACATTGTGGGGCTGAAATCGAGCAGGTTCTTATTGGTTTTGACCAGCAGAAGAATCCTCAATACAAACCGCAGTGTAAGCATTGTAAGTCGCAGAATCTTCCCCAGCTAATCTTGGGAGGTGGAGCCGCCGGTGGTGGTAAGTCGTATGTCGGTAGCGTATGGCTCGTCTCGTCGTGTATGCGTTTCGAGAATATCCGTGCTGTCGTTGCTCGTAAGACTCTCAAATCACTTAAAGAATCAACCTGGAACACCATCAAAACAATCTTGAAGGATTGGGGGTTGAAAGAGGATGTGAACTACAAGATTAACAATCTCGAAGGTACGCTCACATTCTGGAACGACTCGGTTATCATTATGAAGGAGATGGCCGACATTCCCTCTGACCCCAACTTCGAGCGATTCGGTTCTTCGGAGTACACAATCGCAATGGTCGATGAGGTGTCGGAGATTTCTGAAAAGGCAGTCGAGGTGCTGTTCTCGCGTCTTCGTTGGCGTACTCACGAGACCTTCAAGACTCCACGAATGCTGCTTACTACCAACCCGACTATCAACTGGGTGCGTAGTCGTTTCGTTCAGGATGAGAATGGCGATAAGGTGGTATGTCGTGAGGGCGAGGCGTATGTACCATTCTCGGTATTTGATAACCCGAACATTGCATTCCGTCAGGTCTATGAGGCTGCCTTGAATAAGATTCGAGACCAGGCAACAAAGGAGCGTCTGCTCTATGGTAACTGGGACTTTGTGGAGGCAAATGATATGGCTATCTACAACCGTTTCGATGGAGCAAAGCACCTTATCACAAACCTCAAAGAGAAGGTCTACGACCCGACAAAACCACTCATCACGGTATGGGACTTCAATGTGGCTCCACAGATGTCTGTTCTCTCGGCACAGATAGACTACGACAACAAGAAGGTCTATATCCTCGAAGAGATACTCGGTAAGCCCGAAGATAAGGAGAATAACACGCCTGCACTTGCCCGTAAGGTACGACTGAAACTCTATCGAGATAAGCATATCGGCGGTGTAGATGTTACGGGCGACCCATCGGGATTACAACGCTCAACGACAAACGAGGATGGCATCAACAACTACACAATCATTGTGGACACTTTCGGCAAAGGTATCTTGCGACCAAAGGTCAAACTATTACGCAAGCAACCGCCACAGGTTACACGATGCGAGTTTGTCAATGAGGTCTTCGATGGCTACAATGGCTGGGAGATTCAGATAGACATTAAGTGCCGCAAACTCACCCAGGACCTTATCTACCAGCTCCGCAACGAGGATGGCACAAAGAGTAAGCAGAAGACAACAGACCCTAAAACAGGCGTAAAATATGAACGATACGGCCACCTTTCCGATTGCCTCGACTACTTACTCTGCTACTACCTGCGTGATAGCTGGTATAAGTACAAGAGCGGTGGCGATGGCAACGGATATGTGGTATCGACATCGGTAATAAGCGAAGGATTTAACTACTAAACGCAATAGATATGTACAGACGATTTCTAAATAATAGTGACTACTTGGGCATAATCACTCAGGAGGCTTTGCAGCAGCTTACTCGTGGTAACGATGAACGCTTTATTCAGGCCGAGCAGTCGGCAGAGATGAGCATCGTGGAGTATCTCTCGGAGAACTACGAGGTGGAGAAGGAATTAGCGAAGGGAAAGTATATTGCCGACTATGATAGGCGTATCACTTATCCCGTAGGCGTACATATCTACTTCGATGGACAGATACACGAGGTTATACGCTCCATCAGTGGTTATCGCAAGCCTGCAACGGTGGTTTATTGGGAGGAGTCAACCGATATCAATATCGATGCTTCGCAAGTTCCGCTGTACTCGCAATTCAACACCTACTATCCGGGTGACAAGGTAAATTACAATGGCGTGGTCTATCTCTGCCTATCGGAGAATGGCTACAAGTTCGATGATATTCGTATTCCTATGGTTGGCGGCTGGATTGAAGCAGAAACAACGCTATGGCAGCCTATCGACTATCCATTGTGGACTGTTGTAGAGTACGACGGTGCGTTCTATACATTGATGACGCTCGATGGGTTTGACAACAACATAGACCCGCTAACATCGGATTGCTGGGGTGCTATTGCTGACTATGACTCAGCGTACAATGACTATGAGTTGTCGGACCACGAATATGTAGTTTATGAGGGGCGTGTATTCTATCCCGAAACAGATGTAAATACCGATATGCCGGAACTCGGCAACAACCTCTCGCTGCACGATCCTCGTAACTACAACCTCAAAAAGCATATGGTGCGCTTGGCAGTCTATGAGCTCACGAAACTCATTGCTCCAAACAATGTGAGTGCTGTGCGTATGCGAGACTATGAGGACTCGATGAAGTGGCTCAACGATGCGGCGAAACTTCGACTCAACCCACAAATTCCTCGTAAGGTCGATGAAACAAAGAAGCCAGTCACCGATTGGCAACTGGCTACATTCCAGAACGACTACGACCCATATCGCAATCCGTGGATGGTGTAGATTATTTCACCGTCACATTAGGGATATCACTCCACAGCGTAGTGTAGTGTGGAGATTGGCTCTCGCTTGATGTCTTTATCTTTCCGCTTCCCTGAACTGCCAACTTGATTGTGCCTTTTCCAAAGGTCGAGTTAATGGCATCTAATGCAGAGGTTATCTTGTGTTCTCGCTCGATAGCCTCTGTATCTTCAAACAGGGAGTGCATTACATTTCTCTCATCAACAATCTTGGTAGCGATAACGCCTGCCTTCTTATAGCCATAACCACTCTTGAATGACTTCTGCATAGCGTGCACTGCCTCAGTGATTATCGTTCGCTGGTCGGCAGTTGGTGTTACAAACGATACCAAAGCATTGGCGTATGTCTGCGGTGCGTCTTCCTTGAAACGATTGGTGTAGGCAAAGACTACTATTTCCGATGTTACGGAGTGTTGTTTGCGCAACTTCTCGGCCATAGTAGAAGCAAAGTTTGCTATCTGCTCCTGCAACTCCTTAATCTCATATATCTCGGATGAGAAACTACGAGAAACGCATATCGATTGCTTTGCCTCGAAGCCATCTTCAAACTCAATACAAGGAATACCTTGCAACTCTTTCCAAGTCCTTACACCCGTTATACCGAACATGTTCTGCACAACACCTTCGGGCAACTGGGTGAACTCATAAGCCGTATTTACTCCCTTCGCTTTCAGTTTAGGCACGGAGCGGCGGCCAATGCCCCAAACATCCTCTATCGGATATTTACGCAGCACCTTCTCTATATCCTGCGGGCGATGCATATAGCAACCTCCACGCAGTTTCGGATACTGTTTGCATAGCTTAGAGGCTATCTTTGCAAGCGTCTTGGTCGGAGCAATACCCACCGAAACAGGTATTGATGTCATCTTCCAGCACTGCGCTGATATACGCTTGGCGTACTGGTCAAAGTCTATGTTCGTGATGCCTCTGAGGTCCAGGAAAGCTTCGTCAATAGAATAAACCTCGATACTTGGAGCGAACTCTTCCAATACCCAACGGACTCTTTGGGACATATCGCCATAAAGAGCCATATTGCCAGAGAAGACTGCGACATTGTGCTTCTTGACAATATCTCGTATTTTGAAAAGCGGATCACCCATCTTAATGCCGAGAGCCTTTGCTTCGTTACTTCTGGCAATAGCGCAGCCGTCATTATTGGATAGAACAATGACAGGCTTGCCTTGTAAGTCGGGGCGGAACACTCGCTCACAAGAGGCAAAGAAATTATTGCAATCGGCAAGGGCGAACATCGCTACATCTTCTTGATTACATAGGTTACAACACCCCAAATCAAGAACTCATTATCTGGGGTAACCACTATTGGCTTGTATGCAGTATTAAGCTCGTTGGCAGGCATAAGGCGAACCATATTGTCACCCATTTCAACACGCTTTACGGTGTACTCTCCATCAATGTAGCATACTGCCTTACAGTTGTTGTAAGGATCTACGGCACGGTCAACGATGATGATGTCTCCCTCATCCAACGCAGCATCTACCATTGACACGCCACTTACGCGAAAGAAGAAGGTTGATGCTTTGTGTTTAACAAGCAACTTGATAAGGTCCAACTTCTCGCGTATATCCTCAGCAGGCGAAGGAAATCCCGCCTTAACATCTCCAAGCAGATGACTCTCAAACGACTCCTCTGCATCTATCTTATGTGGTACAAATTCATTCATAGCAGTAGCAAAGGTAGTGAAATTATCACATCTTACTTATTTAACGATGATTGAAATCGTTTTTTGTGCCCCTAAATCATCTACAACGGTGATGGTATGATACCCTAATGAGGGTTTGATTTGCATTTTATGCACATCGGATGTTGTACCTATGTATGAGCCGTCTAAATGCCAAAATAGTTCAGCTGATGAGTTATGTACTGCCTGGCAAACAATAGCTCCTTTGGTTCCATCCATCTGCTTTGGAATGGAGACAATACTACCATCGGCTGGATAGACAAAATGGAATGATTGTTCAATATCGTTGTTTGTAGCGCTCTTTTTTGGTAGAGGCTGATACTCTTGGTGCTGCTGACGATAGTAGTGCTCCATAAGTGGCGGAAGCACAAAGAAGCAATGCGGGCGGGTCGGCTCACTTCTATCGCCCACGAGTCGCAAACCATCTAACGAAACAGACACCTCTTTGCAGTAGGGACAACGATGGGAGTCAATGCTCTTTGCGGGCAGCAACTGCTCTTTAGTATCGGTGCAATGTCTTCCTGCAATGTGTCCCGAATGTGAGCATACACGAAATAATACACCATCGGATGCATCAGGCTCTGTAAACCATTCGGAGTGAGGCAATAGATTAAACATATCAAAGAGGATTGGCCCTGCTGTTCTTGCTCCGGTAAGTTCGGGTACTCCGCTGCCATCGGCATTGCCCACCCATATGCCTACGACATATTTCGGGGTAACACCCACAGCCCACGCATCACGCGAGCCATAACTTGTACCGGTCTTCCAGGCAACATTCTGCACCGATGAGGCCCTACGCCAATCCATCTGGTCAGGACGATTTACCTCGCGCATAGCATTAAAGGTGTAATGGAGGGCAACATTATCATTCAGTGGAAAACCCACGCAAGCCAAAGAATCTGTATAACACCTTGCCATGCTTGAATAGCACGACACGACATCCACCAATCGCACCTCTGCACCTCCAAGCACCAGAGAGAGTCCGTACTCATCGGCCGGGCGAGTTAGCGAGGAGAATCCTGCCTGCTGTAATGTCTCGGCAAATCGCGCAACTCCATATTCTTTTAGCAGATGCACATTCGGGATATTCAGCGACAGTGCGAGGGCTTCGTCAGCAGCAATAGCACCCGCATATGTGCCATCAAAATTCTTCGGCACAAAACCACCAAAGTCGGTAGGCACATCTGGGAGCAAACTATTCGGCAGAATCACACCCTCTTGTAGCGCTGCAGCATATAACAACGGTTTCAGAATACTACCTGATGAGCGAGGAGAGCGAGCAATATCTACCCACTTGCCATCTCTCTCAAACGACATATCGCTATTACCGCAATAGGCAATAACATCTCCGCTCTCAACCTCCGATATTACCACTGCAATATCTCGGATGTTCTGTCCTCGAAGCTCCTTGCTCCACCTTGTAGCAAGCTCCTCGACTCGTTGTTGTAATGATAGGTCAATGGCAGTTGTAGTCTGCTTTCCGTGCGCTGTTTTGTGATAATATTCTACAAGATGAGGGGCATATTGCGGCATTGGGTACGGCTCGCCAATCAATGGCTCTTCAATGGATAGCTCATAGTCATCGTTTGATATTTCACCCTTCTCATAGAGGCGAGTAAGGAGACGGTTGCGTTTTGCCAATAGAGCATCTCTGTTTTTGTCCAAATGAATCAGCGATGGAGCATTTTGCAGGACAGCCAATGTGGCAGCCTCCGCCCACGAAAGCTCGGCACCATCATTTCCAAGATATCGCCACAAGGCTGCATCAATGCCTACGACATTACCTCCGAAAGGTGCGTGTGACGCATAGATACGCAAAATATCCTCCTTGCTGTATCGAGCCTCCAGACGGGTCGCCATAAACATCTCAACAATTTTCTGCCACACGGTGCGGGGTTTCTGCCTTGACAGGCGTATAACCTGCATAGAGAGCGTACTACCGCCACTTACCACACGACCGTTGCGGATGTTCTGTACGATGGCTCGCCCGATTGCTGTAGCACTCACGCCACAGTGCGAATAGAATCGGTGGTCCTCAAATTCAATGAGAGCCTTTACGAACTTCTCCGGAAGCGTATCGCAAGGCGGGAATCGCCATTGCCCATCATCTGCCACGCGTGCGCCAAGCAACTCTCCGTTCTTATCCGTTACAACGGTCGAATAAGGGACACCCTCAAATAGATTACGAGGGAGACAAAAGAGCCATAGTAGCAGGATTGCTCCCGCTACTACGACTGCTCCATATTTTAGGTATTGTCTCTTCATCGCACAACGATAGTTAATCCATTTGTTGTATTTGCTCGGCAACTTGGGTTATACATATCCTCGCAAATGGTTGGAGGCAAGATAAACTGGCCGCAGTAAGCAGCACGCAAACGAACTACAAACTCTTTGGTCTGACCCTGCTCGATAGCAAAGTACCAACTGATGCTGGTATCACGAATATCGGTATAGGTAGCACCTTGCGACTCCTCGCCACCGGTCAATCGCTCATTCCAAATCTCCCATCCCGATGGAATAGCATAGGTGAGAGCCATTGATGGAGAACTATCATTCGTCTTCTTTACTCTAATTTTGGCAAGGAACTCTTCTCCCTGTTGCAACTTATCGATAGTGATGGCATTGCCTTTCAAATCGGCGTACTGCACATCTATCTCCACACCATTGGCAATTGGCTTCACATCCTCATTGGCTGAAGGTGTACGCGAAAGCATCAGCGAGAGCGAAATCTCCTCGTTACCTTGATTTTCAACCTCTATGAATCCCTGTGCGGTTGAGAGGGCAAGTTGCTGTACACCTTTTAGGTTGCGAATTACACGACCAGCACCATTTCCATCGCTAATGGCAATTTGTGGCACGCTATTTCCGACAACATCGCCCATACGGCTCATTGCAATGCTTACAAAGGCGACCTCCTGTGTCGAAGAGAGAGTAGCCGAGAAATCATCAGCTACCTCTTTTGCCAACTTGAATGCAGTAGTTTTATCTCCAGCAATAAGCCAAGCCTCCAATGCCATTGCCTTATCTCGCAAAGGAGACCAGAAGGTAGCATACGAGCCATTGATAGCCTTAGTAGAGTTGCTCTTTTCGAGAAGTTTCTCAGCAACATCCTCTCTGCCTGCAAGCGCATATGCAGCCGCAAGACGCAAAAGTGCCTGCTGAGATATGCTCTTTGACTCACGCAGTTTATTCATTGCTGCTGTCGGTTGCTCACCTGCTAAGACAAGTGTATAGAGTCTATATGCTTGCATAAGGTCAGCCGCATTGGTTGTTGAGTGGCGGTAACGGCGAGCGACACTATTCTGATACTCCTTCCACCTATCGTAACATTGAGAGGATACAGCAAAACCTTGTCTGCGAGCCTCTGTCAGCACCTCGCCAACCATCGATGTTGCCCAATCGTGCGCCTCGCTATTGCCCGGCCAATAGGCAAAGCCACCATTGGAGAGTTGGCGCGACTCGATGTTTTTGAGTAGCGATGGTAATGCCTTCTCCGCACGCTTCTGCTCCTCTGCGCTCAGGAACTTTCGAGCATAGAGCATATACATAGCGCGTGCAGACAACTGCTCGGTGCAGTAGTGCGAGTAATTCTCCACAAATGAGAATGCGCCACCAAAGTCGATTGTCGGCATCGTTGCAATAGTGAGCTGCGCTTTGCCACTCTTAAACTCCGAGCAGTCGAAGCGATGTTTTACACCGCCTTTGAGCGTGAGCGTTTGCGACTCGACCACATCGGGCAGTGGATTGCAAACATCGATATAGATAGTCTCGGTTGCTTGTTGGCCACCACCTGTTGCTGTGATTACAACCTTTGCCTGACCACTTTGTGTATTGTCGCACTCCAAACTAAAATTAACGAGTTTCTCGGCAGGCTGTGTGAAGGTAATCTGTTTGATGTTCTCTCCAACGATAGTGAGCGGGCCTTCGACTTTAACACTAACGGCAACATCTTTCACGCCATCTTCCATAGCAAAGAGGTTTACAGGCATTTCCACTTTATCGCCACACGATAATTGTCGAGGCAGCGTAGTAAGCAACATCAGCGGAGAGCGAACGGTAACAGTCTTGTCGGCATTGCCATACGAACCATTCTTAGCAGCAACAACCATCACACGCACCGAGCCCACATACATAGGCAGCGTAATTTTATGCGTCTTTGTGCCCTTGTCAAGCGTAAACGGACCAAGGAACTTAACAACGGGGTTGAAGCGTTTCTCCTTGCCTGCAGCACGACGCAATGCCTCATCACCACCAATACTCAATATCGAGGAGAACTTACCGGCATAAGCACCAATCACATCCTGATACATATCCCAGGTCTTTACCCCAAGTGCCTCACGCTGATTCATTGCGGGCCAAGGTTGTGGTGTCTTGAATGCGGTAATATCCAGTAGTCCCTCATCAACTATAGCAAGCGTGTAACTCATTGGCTTACCATCCTGCTCGCGCACCTTGATAGCAAACTCCTGTTGTGGCAGAATCTCGTCGGCAACCTCAATTACGGGGTGCAGTATCGTTTTGCGGTCAATAACCTCGGCACCCTCGATTCCATACATACGAATCGGCAGGTCATTCACGGTTTGTGCGTGAGGCTGAATCAGCGATGCGTGTACATAGAAGTTCGGTGCCATATCTTTGGTAACAAGAATGCGATGAGCAGTCTCCTTCTCCGAAGCGGTGCTTACCCACTTGCGAGATATTACTCTTGAGCCGTTCTCAATCGAGAGCAACGCTCGGCCACCTGCTGCTTTTGGCAGATAAACAGTCGCATATTCGCCCACCTCATAGTTGCGCTTGTCGAGCGAGAAAGAGAGCATTGTAGCTGCAGTCGGATCGCTTTTGCCCGAATGTCCCCTCCAATCTGGCCAATCAATATAAACAACTCCACCAGATGCGTGCTTACTAACAGAATCCTCCACATAGACCAAGTATTTTCCCCAAGATGGGTAATCTACACGGAAAGAGATTTCGCCTTTGCCCTGTTTTGTGGCAACTTTGCCTGAGGCAACAACCTCGGCACTGGTACTTTGTACATATTTGTTTAAGTCATTGGCAGAGCCTTCCCACCACCAACTCCAGTCGAGATGGTAAATCTTGTAGGAGAGGTTGCGCTCCACCGGCTTTCCGGATGCATCAACGGTCACAACAGGAAAGTGCAAGTCGCAATCTGTTTCAAACTCTTTGCTCTGAAGATTCACACCAACATAGCTTGAGTATGGCGAGTATCGCACCGAGCGAGAAGTCAGGCTCTCATCGCCACCAGCCTCCGCAACACGTGCAATAAGATTTGCCTGCATCATACCAGGTGCACGCTCTGTCACTGGCAAGGTATAGCTGCGAGTACCTATACCCAGCGAATCAAGCACGCACGAGAATACCTCGTGCTTTGAATGTGCTGATGTGTACAACGGATTGCGGAACAGATACTCATTGTACTGCTCAAAAGGTTGCGGATTATCATAGAGCCTCATCTCCACATTTGCTTTCAGTCCGTCCGCAACAGGACCAGTCAGCCAATGAGCCTCAACGCCTATCTCCGATGATTTTCCACTATGTAGCACCTCGGCAGTCGATATGTTTATCTTCAAACGGTTTGGCTTAATAGTTTCAACCCTTACTGCGTGATGGAAGGTCTGACCACCAACCTTGAAGCGGGCATCCCACCTACCGGTAGGTGCATCCTCGGCAGTTTTTATATGGAATACATACATTCCATCGACGCTCTTAGTGAGCGTTTGGCGGTCGTATAATTGTTCTTGTGGGGTGTATAGCTCCATTGTCACGGGGTGATTCTTTGGCAATGCTCGCTGCTTATCTTCCACAACGAGTGTAAGGTGCATTTCATCTCCCGGACGCCATACGCCACGCTCACCATATACAAAACCCTTCACACCCTGCGGAATCTTCTTACCACCTACATCGAAACGGCTGGTAGATAGCTCGTGGCCACCATTTATTTTCAGATAGGTGGTCGATGTACCGTTAGATGCAGTTACGACAAAAGGATTACCATCAACCTCGAAATCTGCAAAGCCCTGCTCGTTTGTGTATGCCGAGCCAATCTCGCGCATCTGGTAGTTATAGGCAGTAATACGAACCCCACTCATCGCTGATGCCGTCATCAAGTTGGTCGCTGTACACCACAACTTATCGGTATCAGCACGCTTTACGATGAGTCCGATATTCGATGCCATCAAATTATACTCAGGCATATGCTTTGTGGACATATAGTAACTATCCTTTGAGGGGTCATCGCTTTCACGCCATTCATAATCATACCAATTATAGTCAGCGGCCTGACGGCTAATATATGCGTATTCCTTATCCCACTCATCTCTGTCTGTTTCAGTAATGCCCGAGACCGGTTTGATATCTCCAACTTTTGCCTTGTCATAAAGGGAGTACGCCTTGCGGAAAGAGAGGCGAATATTATAGATAGCACCTCGCTCCTCTCGGAAGAGATTTTTTAAATCAATAGAGAAGTTTTGCCACTGATGTAGATTGAGTGATTTGTCCTTATCCAGACGGACAGTTTGTCTATAGATTAATCGACCAACTCGTCTTAAATTATAGGGTTCATCAAGTTCATTCTCCTGCAAAAATGTCATCACATTGTCAGTATAAATCTTTACGACCTCCACATCGACTGCTGCCAAGTTAACAGCACGGAAAGGAAATGTGAGGTTTCTACCATCAGGAAGAATAGTTCCGCTGATAGGAATCTCAATCGCCGGAGCAATAACCTCCTGCTCAAAGTGCTGTTCTATCTCCTTTGATAGCGTTCTGCCGTCGTTGGCACGGACAAGATCAGAGACTCGGAGAACTATATCTGTAAGACCATTTATTGGGTAGTACGCCTTAACTATGGTTCCTTTGCGCTCTATACGAACCAAATCGACATCATCAATCGTAATCAGTCCATCTAACTCCTGTTCAGAGGTTAGAGTGGCAGAAAACTCCATGTTGATATAAGGCTGGGCAGCCTCAATTCGTTCTGCGGAAAGCAATTTGAACTCCGATAAACCAGGAATGACCATCGTTGCCTGAGCGGTTGAGAACTCACCACGAGGGTTGTACTTAATATCTATTTTGTAATCCGCCGATTTACGCTTGATATTTGATATGGTAAAGTTGTGGCACAATTTGTCATCGGTAGTGTTTACGATGACTTTTGCACCCGCAATACCGCAGTCAATAAGCGAAGCATCCGTTGATTGTTCACTGGGAAGAGTGCTAAACAGCATCTTGCCGGAAACAACTACCTGCTCAACATTATCCGGGTCTATTGATACACGAAGATCTGCAAGACGAGACTCTCTCTTCTCTACAACAAAGTCAAATGAAAATGCCTTCAAAGAGTCAATTGCAGTTAGGATAGACATATTAACACGGCAGTTATATTGCTTACCTTGTTTCAAACTACCTTTCTCGGGGACAAAATCGATAAACCTTCCGCCATCTACATAATGAGCCTTACCCTTAACCGAAGGTGTAAATTTGAATACCTTTTCGAGGGAACGAGTGGTGTCAAGATGTGCAATAAGAGAATCGGTCGCCTCGATACGGATAGTTGCATCCATATCAATGCGTTCAGGAGAATAAGCGGCTACCCACATAGTAGCTTCATCATCAGTCATTGGTTCAGGAGAACCACACGCAACAAGGCATACAACAGCCAAAAGCGTCACCCACAGTTTTTGTAAAGTAGTTTTCATTTTATACTTGTTTTAATTTGTTTGCACAATCCTTCAAGTACAAATTTCTAAAAAAGAAATCGTACAGCCGAGAGATTTTTTCTCAACTGTACGAAATCATTTTTCGGGTGTATGAAATACTATTTGCTTTGTTATTTCATCGCTTTCCTTACAAAACTGGCGAACTCCATATCCTCATTGACCGATGATGTTTTCACATATATCAACTCGATAATCTTTATCAAGCGTTTACTCTCTGCGTATCTCAACCATTCAGGTACTAAGTCCCCGATGCGGCAGCGGTCCAAAGCATCTGCATCTTTCAATATCGCCATTACATGATATCCAGGATCTTTAGGTTGCATCCATTCGCATCCAGAGTGTTGTGTTACAGCCTGCTTAACTTGTTCACATTCTGCATGGGTTAATTGATACTTATCCCACAAGTTGTTGAACTTATCAAAATACTTTAGGACTGCATTTGCCCCATGTTCAGGCTCTTCTCCATCAGTTTCCCTTGCGAGGTCATGGATATATGCACCACAGAATGCCAACAAGCCTTCGCGAGGTTTCTGGAGCAATTCTCCCAGTAAAGCGCAGCCAATCATCGTTCGATAAATATGACCAATGCCGTGTATAGGCGCGTGCATCGGCCTTGTAAACATTGAGTTTGTCAATGGAAAGTCTGCAGGGTTAACTCCGATATAACATATAGCATCATTAACGCTTGCGGGACCTCTTAGTAAGTTTAGCGTAATATTACATTTGCCGCCATTGTAATACTTCTCTAATACTTGTGCGAATATATCATTAGGGCATACCGCATCGAACAAAGTCATCGATGAGCGGACTTTCATAGCATCTATTCCGCCAAAGATTTCTTGCGCACCTTTCCCATCAACATTTAGCAATGCCTGGGTTATCTCTCTTAATCTTCCTCCTAGTTTCTTGTGAGATAAATATGCTTCTGCTTCATCTTTTCCGCTAATACCATAATGTTGAGCATAGGCACTTCTACCTAGCCCCTTCAATTGGGGAAAGATGTACCATATCCAATGAGACCTCTTCCTACCAGAACGAATTTCCGACAGGGCTATCTTATAATCCTTATCTTGTACCTCAATAAAGCGCTCTATGTTATTTGGATTATATACTTGCTCCTTCTTACGAAAAATATCTAATATGCCCATAATGTGTCTCTATAGTGTGTTGGAGTTTGTGCGCATCGCTAACATTATTGATTCACCGACCAAAGCTATATTGGCGAGGAGATAGTGTCGCTTCTTTCCTAGTTTAATGGTATGGCCAGCTATCTCCGCGGTTCGTAGTATTTTGGCTCGTTTTATATCGTCGTTAAAGTATGTTGCTGCTCCTGCCATAAAGGCAGTTCCTGATGGGCTCAGCTGAAGCAAAATAGGACCAGCATCTATATCCATCCCGATATAACAAGTTCTATCCCAATACTCCTTTAATCCTGAAATTATTCCATCTTTCCAAAATAATGATTTTAATTGTTCGTATTGAGATTTGGCAAACGACTCATCAATAAGTGACAGGTAATAGCAGTTCAAGGCAGAATAAGAACCTTTAACAGGTGCACCCTCATATTGATCTCCATAGTCGTCAAGGAAAGAAACAAGTAGACCTGTCTCTTTATCAATCCAAATTGATTGAGCTTTACCAACCCATTTCTGAACTGTTGAACGATATTTACCGTTATTCATATCAGCGTACTTATCCAATGCTACGATAGCCACAAGCATATCCGGAACATATATCGCTTCGCCAGGATATGTAGGTAGATTGAAGCCCTCACTTACAACCAATCTACGATTCATCGCTTCACAAAGGTCTGCAAGCAAAGTATCATATTTAGTTCCGCCGCCAATTTCCTTGTAGCCGCAAATCATCCAAGCCAAATGGCTGAGGTACGAAACATGACTACAATCTCCGTCAAGACTTGTCAAAGGATCCTCGCCCCATCTCATAGTATCGTAGTACCTAATTTCAGGGGACTTTACTATGTTTATAAGTTTGTCTATATACTTAATGTTTTCTGCCTTAGTTTCTGGATATAGCTTGGATATGTTAACTAATGAAGCAGATAGCATTGAACAAGAATATAGCGCCCATTCACCTTGGAATTGAGGTCCAATTGATGACGGCATTTCGTTAAGTACTTCTTGAGGTGTCGTTACGAGTTTTTCTACAAGATAATTTCGTCTTTCAAGGATATCGCTTCGCTCGGAATCAAACCCACCGTTTTCTTTGGTCATCCACAGAACACTGACTGTTTTCAAGCAGATTAAGAAAAGTAGTACTGAACAGAATACCATTGCACCTCCCATTCTATATCGTTTTCTAACCTTCCTGAAATATTTACCCGCAATCTTAGTGCATAGCAGGCAGGTAAAACCGTAGAATGGCAGTAAAATGCAAGTCCATACAGAGCTTATAAAATCTTCTGTGAAAATGTATAGTAGAAAGGCAATGATAAGGTATACTACATAAGGAACTAACGACCACCGTAAACGCATCTCCTTCGTAGCATACTCCCCATAAATGGCATATAGTGTTGTGTAAATGAGTATCAGCACAATGGTACCAACGCCATATTCGTAATTCCACAAATACGGAGTTAGGAAAAATAAAATGGCTTGAAGCCCAAACCATTTTATCACATTAAATATGCAATCAAGCTCTCTCGCAGATGAATTGTCTGACATCGATTATTAACTTTCAATATTGGACTGTATTATTTCCTCTATACGTTTTTCAGCCATTCCCATCTTCGCAGCCACATCACACATATATTTGTATCCTTGCTCAGTAGAGGTTGCTTTCATTGTGTATTTATAGATAGAAACCATATCTTTTATATACTCATTTATACTGCTCACATCATCTGGATAACAATCTAATATGAATGCAGGTATTGCACCCTTATTGTATATCACCTGTGAACGTATTTTATCTATTTTCGAGTCATCCATGCCATATTGTTCTGCAAATGATTTTATTACAGTGTCAACGCCATCTGATATTTCTCCTTCATTTTGATATGCAATTATGTATAAGTCTCTCATTAGACAAGCTGAAAAACTATAGGTGTTTTCAGATTTAACCTTATACCCAGGATGCTCCGACAGACCATAATTCCATATTTTTTCTTTTATTGTTTGTATAATAACTTCACGACTAGTAACCATTGGCATATAGCCCATAGTCTTAAATCCTTGAATTTGCTCTATAAATTTTCCGTTTTCATTTATATAATATGTGACACTTTGGTGTTCCCAGTCTGTTTGCTCTAGTTTAATTGAAGATGTATCTGTAATTCTTAATCTTATCCAGTTATCACCCTCTTCAAGCACAGGATAACCTAAAGCATCAATCAAATCCGCCATAATAATGCACATACCGCCACTATTCCGTATCTGATCTCTTAAACTATCTTTTCTAGTCCTCATTCTATGTTTTCTCTCAATCTTCCACTCTTCGTCCTTTTTGTCTTGTCTGTTACTATGCATCACCATTAAAATACCAAATGCTATCGACAAGATTGCCAGAATAGAAGATATTACAATTGAAAATATATTCCAGTCGGACAATGTAAAGTCCCAACTACAAAGACAACCAACAAGGTATGACACTCCTACGCCAATAATAAAAATCATTGAGAACAAAAAAGCGAGAAACGAGTAGTTTGGCTTATATGTCTCTGCTAGCTCTTGCTTAACCGCCTCTTCATATCCATTGCACTCAACTTCACATTGAGTATTTTGCGATGCAAATTGGCCATCATCTGAAGCTAATGTTTTGTTATCATTTGCTCCAATAACATTAATTATGTTCTTGTGTTTTGGAAGCAACTCTTGAATTAACGATACTTTCTCTTTTGGAACATATATATGCTGTAGTTCACATTCCTCGCCAAAGTTATCACGAATAATAGTTATAGAGTTAGGTAATGTTATGGAATTTACTCCGTATTCAAGCAATTCAAATGCACTACCTTCAATAATTTCGATTCCGTCAGGAACAACAATATCCTTTTCTTTGCCAACGTATGCTATCAATGTTCTTGATGCTTTTTCTATCAAGAATCCATTTTCCAGTATGTAATTTGGCGAGTAATTAATAATCTCAGCACTACATCCCACGAAAGGATTTTGAAGAATGGTTACTACAGTTTGTGGGATGGTAATTTTGTCTAATATTCTGCCCCTAAAACAACCTTCTCCAAGAATTCTAATATATGATGGAATGATATATTCAAACTTACACGAACTATCGTTATCAGCATCTTTTAGTTCGAAAACATCTTTACCGCTATATCGATCTTGTCCGACATAAGAAACCATTCGAAATGTATTATTCTCAACTAAAGCGCCATCATAAACATGATAATTGGGAGAAAGGCAAGTTACATTAAAAATATGTGAATGAGCGAATGGGTTTTCCTCGATTTTTTGAATAGTCGACGGGACAGTGGCCTTGTCTGCATCATTCCATGCAAAAGCCCATCCTCCAATTTCTTTTACTCCTTCTTCTATAATAATTTCACTGCAGCTTTTAAATGCATATGAATTATCTTCAATTCGGTCAGTATCACCTGATATGATTAATGGCTTCTTTTCAAAGAACTTCTCTCTCATATTATTAGGCTAATTATCGATATTATCTTCTATAGAATCTATTGGCATTGTATTCTGCCTTTGCGTCTTCGGCCCATTCTTCGCACCAGTAACAGAATTTGTAGGAATCATCAATCTGATGACCTTTCAATTTTTCCAAACGAAACGCCTGCAAATCAACGATACCCTCTATGCTACCGTAGATATGTAGTGCGATGTCGTAGAGGTTCTGACCAGCTATAACTCTATACTTACCCATTGTTGTCCTCCTTCTCCACAGTTTCTAATAGCAGTTCTCCCGTTACGGAGTCCATATATGCATTCTTGATAATCATCTTATCGGATAAGAACTCGGCCTGTAACTTGGCTGCAAGACCGTTATTCTCCAAGCTGGAGTGCAGGAAGTCGATAAGACCCACACCCGTTGTTGGATGCTGGTAGTTGTTGCCTGCCGATGCCTTCAATAGGAAGGTTTCGTTTTGTGCTTTGGCTGCACCGATATCAAAATCTGTCTCCTCGCCCGAGAAGATAGCAAGATAACCATCTCGTAAGAGAAGGTTAAAGATGCCATCTTCATTGAGCGAATAGAGTTCGGCAAGGGTGACAGCGGAGTCCCCCGAAGTAGATTCCACCATGACCGGGAACCATATTGAACCAGATACGCTGTTACGTAGGAACTCAGTGCCACCCGAACCTAAAGGCTTAACTATAACAATGGAAAGAAAGCGCCTATCTGGTGTGTAAGGCAAAACAATATGGATGCCCTTGATATCGCTGTAAGATTGCATAAAGCCTGCAGGAACGATAATTTCACAATAGCGGTAGTTATCGTTATCAGCACCCTTCACGCTGTCGAGCAGACGACACTCGTAGAATGTCTTACCGGCAATATTACCGGAAGTCTCTACCTCGCCATACTCAGCATCCATTGTTATATCTTGTCTTGCCACTGCTATATTCTTTATGTAAGAGTAGCGATGTTTCGTTGTGGAGGTTTACACATTATTGAGAAATCATAATTCCATTTGAGATATTTTGTATATTTTTGTGTTACGAATAGGATCAATATGAAGATTATACTTACAGGAGCAACTGGATTTGTTGGCGAAGGTATATTGCTTGCGTGCCTTGATAGACCGGAGGTCGAGAAGGTGCTGAGCGTAAGCCGTCGCCCGTGTGAGATTTCGCACCCAAAGCTAGAAGAGTATATCGTGGAGGACTTTATGACGCTGCCCGTAGATGATCCGAAGTTGCAGGGGTATGACGCTTGCTTCTTCTGTGCAGGCAAGAGTAATATCGGCATGTCGAAAGAGGATTACTACCACCTTTCATACGAGATTACGATGCACTTTGCTGCGGCTATTGGTCCAAAGCGAGAGTTTGTCTTTATCTATGTCAGCGGAGCAGGTACAGATGAAAACTCAAATCAGTTTTGGTCACAGACAAAGGCAAAGACAGAACGAGATTTAAGAGCCTTGCCATTCAAGGCGGCATACGGTTTTCGTCCTGCGGGTATGAAACCATACAAAGGTCAAAAACGACTTCAAGGCTGGGGCAAGTATCATTGGCTCTTCACTTGGATACCGGGGTTCTCAAATACTATCGAGGAGGTCGCAAAAGCAATGATAAGTTGCGTGAAGTGCGGCTATTTCAGACGCATAGTTGATGTAAGGGATATAGATACACTATCCAAGTGGTGTAAATAAACAAGAGGTCGCAATTTTGCGACCTCTCTCATTATGCCTCTGCATTATAAACTGCCTCTACAGTTGCCCACATATCGTCAGGCAACTCCTCGTCTGAAATCTTCTCACACGCACGGCGGAGATATTCCATCTCGTCATTCGAGAAATCTACAACCAGCGGTGTCTCCTTCTCGACATCCCACTCAAGGCGATTGTCCTCCTGGTTCTCACGGAAGTTAATCTCTTTGCGCTCATCATCGCTGATAGCGATCTTACGAAGAATCTCCTTTTTGAGGTTGAAATCCTTGAAGTTTCCCTTCGCAGGAAGGAATGTAGGAAGGTAAAGTCTGTCTTTAATTGAAAGTTCCATATCGTTATTGTTTAATGTGATTACTCAGCTTCTGCTGCAATGGTCGCCACCTCCGAGAGGATGTTTTCAATCTGTCCAACGGCATCGGCAACATATTTGGCAATATCCTTTCCGAAAGGCATATTGATGGTTACGCTACCACGGTCGTAGTAGATGCTACCTACGGCAATGCGGTGTTCATTCGTTGACGGTTTGAAAGCAGTTGTTTGGACACGCTCTAACACGCCATCTGTAATACTGTACTCCAAATTATAGGAGCCATTCTCTGTGGTAGCCTCGGCCACCTTTGTAATGATTGTACTTGTTACTTTCATATCTGCTATTTCTTAAAGTATAGAGAGGTTTTAATGTTTGGGGTTATGGGATAGGAAAAATTATTTCCAATCTCCCGTAGAAACAACCAAAAAACTGAATGAGCCATCGTTTGTACTGTTATCATCGGCTGTGTACACATCGAAATAGTAACTATACAATGCCTTCAATGTCGCATAAATCGGAGTACTATCTACGGCTGAGAAAATACCACTCAAGAATACTTGAAAGTATCCTGACATATTCCAACTGCTCGACATATAGATGCGATATTGACCTTTGCCCAATCGTGATACTGTTATCGAACTGCCATCAAAGGTTTGGTACTTGACCGAATAACTGCTCGTAGATGACACGGTAACTGTTCCCTGTGCCAAGAACTTCATATTCTTACCATACTTCTTCGAGGTCATCAGGTCAAGGCGATTTACCACAATCCAACCAAAGAATGTCGTATTATCACCATAGCCCAGCAATTCAACCAACTCTCGTGAGAAGGTGATAGTCGATTTAGAGATACCGTCCTCATAGAAGTATTTTCCACTGGGAGCTGTAATACTCATTGTTCCTACGGTGGTGTTTGAACCCCATTTGTAGTTCACCAGACATACACGACGGCCACTATGATCCAATGTCCACGGAAGCGGAATATCCTCGTCCCACGAACCACGAATAGCCACCACATGGTCGTACTTATTGAAGTTCATCTGCGGGTCTTCCATTCCAATATAGATACTGCTATCATTGAGGATAAATGGATTTCTGACCGTTCCAATGACCTCAACATCTTTGAATGTTCCCTTCTGGGCTGTAATATTACCATCCACATCCCAAGCGAAGTTCCCATTAGCAACAGAGCCTGAGCCGTCTGCATTAAATTTTATCTTATTTGTTCCGAATGTTGCAGAGCCATCTGACTTCAATCCCCAGTAGTCTATGCCTGTGTTAGGATTATCGTGATAGATGTAACCCGTACTAGACATCATAATACGGTGTCCTGAACTTGGTGACGAGGCGGTAAGAGCACTTGTGCCAATGTTCCATCCACCAATCTTTCCCGCTACAGCTGTGATGCCAGTACGGTCTAGCGTAACTTTGACATTGTTACTTGCGTCTCGCACAGAAATACTGCCATTGTAAGTGCTACCACCAACGACCAAAGCACTATCCACGATAACTTGATTAGCCTTGACAGTGCCCGTATAAACACCGTTAGCATCTATGGTTGTGGTGTACTTCTCTGCAGAGGTAAGGTCAAAGACCGTAGCGTAGGCTACCTGCCAAACCACGGGCGCATCGGATGTTCCTTGCGTACCATCGAGGTAGTAGTAGTGTGTAGTTGAAAAGTTTGAGGTACCACACACAACCTTGTAGATGTACTCACACCAATCTCCTGTACCTGCATTTGCTGTCAGCCAGCGGCTACTACCTCCTGTGCCAATACTATTAGAGCCAAATAGCAAATTGTGTCCGACCGGGATCTTTGCAATAATTCGGGCAATAAACACCTTACGATTACTACACATAGTTCCAAAATAGAAACCACCATTATTGGGTGAAGCTGTGCCAGTAGTCTTAATTTGGATAACATAACCGCTGTCATTAGGTGCTGTGGCGTCTGCTAATCGCGTATGGGTAACCATTCCGCTGCTGGTGTTGTTATAGATACCCATAGAGTTATTACCATTGATGAATGTAGGATCTCGATAGAGCATCTTGCCAAAAGCCATTGCCGAGGCAAGCTCCTTTGCAGTGGTAATGCCCGTAGTCCATTGAATGGTTACTGACGCACCAAATGTCACCAAACCAGCAGCGTTCCACGATATATTGCCTGATGCTATCTGGCCCGAACCATCATTATTGAGTTTCCATTTTGCTCCGTTAGCGATAGAACCATCACTACCAAGTGAAACATTTCCCTTGCTGATAGTTGTAGCGGTAATTGCCCATCCGGCAACCTTATTAGATGAGCCAAACGATGCAATTGTAGAGCCTGAACTATTGACAGCAAGAAATCCGAAATCGCTATTACTATTGTAGTACAGCTGTACTCGCTGACCACTAGTAGCTGAACCTGTGGTGCTGAATACAGCAATACGCTTGTTTGTAGCATCGAGCGCAATCTGAGAGTGGCTGATTTTATTTGTAGCGATAGTCCAACCGCCAATAGTTCCCTTCGTAAAAGTACACTCCAAGCCATTGATGTAGTTCGTATTGATAATATCACTCTTGATACTTGCAGCATCGAGTTTTGCAGCAGTAATACTACCCGCAGCAATGCGGTCTGCCGAAAGTGTTCCCGCCTTGATACTCGAAGCGTTAATACTAACAGCATTTACCTGCGTTGCTGTTAGCGTACCAGTATATACGCCCGTGGCCGACAGCTTGGTCAGCTTGGGATACTCATCTCCACCAAGAGCTGTGGTAATAGCGTCAATATCCTCAGTCCAGGCAACGGAAACGGAATTAGCAAAAGTTACATTACCACTCGCATCCCACGATATATTGCCCGAAGCTATTTGCCCTGAGCCATCATTATTGAGTTTCCACTTTGTCCCATTTGTGATAGATCCATCACTGCCGAGCGACACATTACCTTTGCTGATAGAGGTGGATGTGATAGCCCAACCAGCAATCTTGTTCGACGAGCCAAGCGATACAATGCAAGTTCCTGCAGAGTCTGTTGCCCAGAAGCCAAAATCGGAGTTGCTATTGTAGTATAGTTGTACTCGATGACCGCTTGTTGCAGTAGCCGTTGATGCATAGACTACAATACGCTTATTTCCTGCATCAAGCGAGATCTGCGAGTTGTAGATTTTATTCGAGGTGATTGTCCAGTTACCAATCTTGCCCTTGGTGAAGGTACACTCCAAACCATTGATGTAGGTCGTATTGATGATATCGCTCTTAATGCTTGCTGCGTCAAGTTTGGCGGCAGTGATACTCCCTGCAGCAATACGGTCTGCGGAGATAGTCCCGGCAGTAATCTGTGAAGCTGTAATACTGCCTGTGTAGATGCCTTCTGCGGTAATTTTTGTCAACTTTGGGAACTCATCGCCACCCAATGCCTCGGTAATGCCATCAATAGGCTCGGTCCAGTTGAGTGACACGGAGTTTGCAAATGTAACATTGCCACTTGCATCCCACGAGATATTACCTCCGGCCACAGCTCCCGCACCCGTAGACTCCAAACGCCACTTGTAGCCACGAATACCCGTAGAGCCAATGGTCATCGAGCCAGATGCAGCAGTGTAGGTAGTTGCCGTATTCTTCTTTGTACCACGGTAAATGCTATCGCTGTCGATACTCCAACCACCAATTGTTCCTTTGGTTGTGGTGAGCGTCAGAGCATTGATGTTCGATGCTGTGATAAGTGTCGATTTTAACTCATCGGTATTGATGTAGTTCGCTGAGATCTTACCCGAAGTAATCTGAGATGCAGCAATGTCGATAGCACTGACAGTATCGGCAGAGAGCGTACCTGTGAAGATACCATCTTTGTCGATGTAGGTTGCGCCCACCCATTGCATACTCACCGCCGAGCCGAACTCAATCTTGCCCGTAGATGCGTTATACTTGATGTACTCATTGCCGTAACCCAACTGAGCATTGCCACTATTGTCCACATAGAAGGTCTTGTAGCCATCCTTGAAGCCATAGATGCCATTTACGGTTTCTGTGGTAATAGTTCCCGAAGAGGTCTTGGTGCTTAATGCAAATGAGCCGATAGCGATGCCCGAAATAGTACCATCGCTATTCTTGGCACCTGCAAAGAGTTTGGGAGTAATAACAGTATTGCTATTGATAAGCGTCTTGCCCGTATTCCACTCCTTAACCCAATCGAGGAGATTAGCATCTACACCCGCCGCACCAGTATCTCCCTTCTTGGCTTTGGACCATACGAAAGTAAGTTTGTAGGTAGTGCCAGATATAACAATAGGAATCTCTACCTTGCCGTGATCGGCAAGCGTAGTCGTGTTGGCCGCAACAGCAAATGTTACGGTCTTATTGGTATTATTGACTGAAATGGATGAGAATCCCGTCGGTTTGGTGATTGTGCCTATGGTGAAGTTGGTGAAGGCACTATCACCGAGGGTTACTGAGATTGTAGATGTAACGGATACTGCAGAGAGAATCTTTCCGCTCTGATCTGCGGGGAAAATGTACTCTCCGAGTGACTGGGTTATCGTGTAACCATCTTTCTGTATTGTGATTGTTGCCTGACCACGGGCAATCTGCGTTTGTGCCATACTTCCACTTTATGAAAGTATAGGGCAAAATGGGCTGTAATGGTTGCTGGCTAAAGAATTTTTACATTACCATTGCTGTATCTATTGAAGTGGTAATGCATTGGTGATAACTTGCTCGTCTCATCAAATGGCGCAAAATATATCTCATCGGCGATACCTGCAACATACCAATTTCTGGTTTGAGCAGAGTTCCAACTATGGCGTTCAAAATCGCGGACGGTATCAATAAGCATACGGCCCTCATCTATAGCCTCCTGATATTCGACAGGGATGCGCTTATACATTGCACGGCCAAGGAAGAGTACTACTGGATGCTTATGTTCAAGGAGAACATTGAGAATCTTCTTTTCGAGTGGAGAGTGAAAGCCACTGATGACAACTGAGTGGGTATTGCAAATAGATTCTGCCCAAGCAATACATCTGCTTTCGGCCTCTGACGTGACCGAGCGAGAAGCGAAGAAGGCTACAAGATGTCGCTCCAACAAATCAGTATTTCCGAGCGAGCTCATAAAAAAAGCGTGGGTATCTGTATCAACTTACCCTCCGCTCAAGGCCTTCGCTGCCCGTTTGAATGAATAAGCAACACAGACAGCCCACGCCAGATGTATATGCAACAATCACTACGCCATAAAACGCAGTGTGTGGATATTCATCCTTAATGGACGCCTGAATTGACTTACCTCATTCAAACTGTAAAGTTGCGAAGTTTAGAGCGAAGAAGTGTTGTCAACCATCGTCTATCATATATCGGCATTTACGGTTTCTGCCGCAAAGCCATCACAAAAGTAATTTATTTTTAACAAATATTTGCATTTGCGGCAATAAATCTTTCTGTTCCAAAAAATCAGCGGCAGGCAAACTGCCCACCGCCGACGCAAGAAAGATGTGTGTATGTTGTGTTATTTTGAGACTTCGCACATTAGTACGCCCTTGCCTGTAACATCGGTCTTGGCTACTGTGATGCTCTTACCCGTATAGGTTTTGACAACCGATGTGCCTGCAGAGTTCCAGAGTTTCCATGTGTAGGTGTACGCCGTGCCATCGGCATCCAATTCCTCACCATTGCGGTAGAGAACAGCCGTTGCATCAACATCGTTACCGTTGTTCTTGATGGTAAATCCCTTCTGGCTCACCAAATCCACAATAATAGGATCAGACATATCGGTAAACGAGATAATGTCGCACACAACTTTGTTGGCCGAAGCATTACCCGCCGATGTGTCGGTATCTTTGATGGCGCACTTGAAGGTCTCGAAGTTGAGTACCGCATCGTTGGTGATGGTAATCTCGTTGGTTGTCCAGCCCGCCGTTACACCTCGCTGGTTGGTAGACGAGAGACACGCCCAACCTGCTCCGAGCATCGCATTGTAATATGGGCACGTTACCGTTGCACCCGAAGATGCAGCAGCACTCAATCCAGAGGTCAATGTAACGACCTTTGTCGAGGTATTGACAGAGGAGATAGTGTATTGAGCAGAGCCGATAGTAATCTTACCGCCAGCCTCCATATTGGCAATAGATGCGACAGTGATTGTTGTTGCGCCAGAGTTTGCAGCTGCACTCAATGTCGTATTTGCAAATACAGCCGAGTCTTTGATACCCCAAGCATAGGTTACATTGTCGGTATCGATGGTTGCACCACGCCAGAGGTCGCAGTGTGCTTTGAGCGTTGCCACCTCGTCATTCTTAAAGACGATGCCGTCGGGAGCGTATGCCACGGCAGCAATCATCGCACCGGCGTTCAAGTGCTGAGTAAACTGAATCTCTGCACGGAAAGGAATCTCCAAGCCGTTAGCATCAATGTAAGTCGCCTCAAAGGTATAGCGTATCTGCGGTGCCGATACGGTCATATGGTTTGCCTTGATGGTAAGGGCATACTTTGCCGATGCTGCACCAATCGTACAACTATCCTGGCCCGAAGTGATTGCCGTTCCGTTCTTATACCACTTTGCCGAGCCACTCTTAACGCCTGCTGTGAGCGATGCGGCATTGCCAACCGATGTAATCTGGTCGGTAGAGCCCTTGCCACTCACAAAGAGCGAAGGCGTAAGAATCAGATACGGCGATGCTGCCCACGAGGGAGCATAGGCGTTTGTATCCTTGTTATATACCTGTGTTAAAGGCTGCGATGAGCCGATGAATGCTTGCAGGGTTACTGCATCGTTCTGGTCGATGATGGTGACCTGTCCTCTTGCTACTTTGACTGCCATAGTTCGTTATTCTAATGTTGTTGATATCTCCACTTCACAATCGAAGACTGCTTTATACCATACATCCTCTTCGGTAATCTCCAACTCCTTGCCGTAGTGGTTTGCCGAGTTCCAAATCTCATCTGAGGCGGTATCCTTGCTTGTTCGTCGCCATAGGAAGTTACCTTCTGGAATAAGAGCGGTAATCTCTTCGCCACCTCTATAAACTCTTGCTACGAGCGTTGTTGAGACTATGCCGTTGCGGAATGTCGTGCCATTCTTCGATTCTACATATACAGTATAGGATGGTTCGCCATCATAAAGTTTGAAAATGGTGTGAGTTGCTGTGAATTCTTCGCCATTTAGCGTTGCCGTGTATCGTAGAGTAAGCACATCACGCCCCTCCCAACCGTGATATTTGGCGGGCAACTCGAAAAGCGATGAGTTGTTGTTAGCATCTCTCCAAGCACCATCTTCCGCAAGGTATTCCCATCGGCGTGATTCGGGTTCGAAGTTATACTCCGTAGCGATGATAGAGATGCTTTGCGGCTCACACTCACCTGTTAGGGCATTGGCATAATGAAATGTCGTGCCACCCGTAAGCGATACCGAGCGAGGTTTTAGTTGTTCCTGCACCTCCTCATCGAGGTCTTCCCAGCGGATGGTTACATCACGCAGCTCAATGGTGTCCTTTGACCACTTGAAACGCCCCGATGCAAAGTGTCCCGTACCATCCTGATTGATAACAAAAGAGCCATCACGCGAGGATATTGAGCCGTCATCGTTGAACCGAAGCAGAGGGTTCTGCATCGTGCCTCCCACGCCACCTCGGTTAAACCAGGCACCATACTCCTCCGTATAGTTGAGTGTTCCATCTGTTGCCTGATATGGAGTCGGTTGCTTACCTGCTTCCAACTGTGGAGCGGTAACAATTAGCGATATTTCGGATGATATACCAATGCTCATATTCGGCGCATGGGATTGGCGGATAGGAAACACAGCCTTATGTCTTATCCAACGCTCCGCCTGGTCGATGACAATATCGCCAATAAGGTGCTCATCTTGATAGAAGCGTACAGTGCCGACCTCCTTGGCATAGAGCCATACAGAGAAGCAGTAGTAACTACCGAGACGCTCATTCCTCCAATCTGCACTTTGGGCGTGAATATAACTATCGGCTGTTAGGCGCACACATTTGCCAATACCAACCGGTGAAGATGCTGTAACATCATTAGCCCCTGCAAAATCGCACGACAGAGAGTCTAGTAATACATTCTTATGGATTTTACCCACATAGAATGTTGCTCCGAAGCCATTCTCATCACCTGCGGTAAGTGTTCCTGCGATATTGACATTGCGTGTAGCATAGAGGTTTTGGAAGTATGCTCCATAGCCCTCCAATACTCCAAATACAGGGTCTATAACGCCTGATACCTTACCTACACGCGCCTTTGTTGCATCAGTAAAGACTGCAACTGACGAGAGCCTGATGATATTCAGATCTGCCATCTCACACCATTCCCCAGCATTGGTAAGGTCTATCGCCAGACTGCGGCTGTATTGCTTGGGGTACTCAACTGTGAGCACCCACAGTTTGTACTCCCATTCGGTAGATAGCGAGATGCTGTATTCGGCATCAATTTTCTCTCCATTGGTATAGCCAAATGATATTGTAGCCTCTGCATTTTGTGAGGCACGAGCCTTAAACGATACCAACAACCTCTCTGGGTGAGATACAGACTCCTCCAAAGTCTGCTTTATACCGTAGGAACCGTTGCCCGTAATGCGGACTATGCGGTTTGCCTCGTTGTCCTCACTGCGGTACTCTGTGGCGGCTTCTCCATAAACGGCATACTTCGCCTTGTTGGGAATATCGATAGTGCCTCCTGCCATTGTAGGATAGCACAGAGAGCGTTCTGTGGCCATACCGTCAATGATATCCATATAGGGAGCATCACTATCCGAGGCGGTGAGGTACATCGCTCCGCTGCGGTCGCCGTTCGTAAGGCTGGTGATGCGTACAAAGTCGAGCAGTTCGCCACTCTTGGGCTCATCGCCATCGAGCAGAGCACCGATAAAGTATGGCGACTCCTTGCCATCAATGGCATCAATACCCGTCTCCACAACAACCATCAGCGTGTAGATGCTTTGATTTCGCTCGGCATACTGACGGCGCACAACATCTCCGACCTGCAGACCTTGCGTCTTCTGCGAGTCGGAGTCTATGCGAATCTTATATTTCGAGTAGTTATATACCGCCATTGTTATGCTATTTTCTCCACGCTGTCGCCCGAACAACTATCGCTAATCCAGAGCGAGCCATTGGTTGCCGAGAGCTTCTTTACCTCAAACTCGTAGGCTCTGAACTTCTTGCGAGCAACAACCTCATCAAAGGTGGCTGTTACATTGCCTGTAGTACGGTTTGTCTGTATAGCCCAGCCACTGCCGGCAAAGCCTGCCGAGAAGAACTCCGAGGAGAGTGTCCCGCCAAAGTAGCTGTTGCCATAGTGTTTGATGCCGTCGCTCACAGCCTGCAAGCGAAGAGTCTCTGTTAAGTATAGGACTCCATCGGTCAAACGGGTGAAAGATCCATCAATTCCTATATGCCCAATAGCCTCGATAGGAACATTTGCCGCCACAAAGTCGGCATCGGTGCTGACAAAGAATGTTTCGCTATATCTGTTCTGCGGAGCATACTTGCTGGTGGAAATCTGATGACTGATTGAGGTCTTGTGAGGAACGATAGTTTGTACGCTATCTTTCTCGTAGACCACATCAGATAATAGTGAGATATGCTCTTTATCGCCTTTGATAAGTATACCATCAGCCGAGCCAAAGCGGAGGTTCTTATGGATGATGATTCCCTCATCTTGGCTATCTACACGATATGATGACAGAAGATCAGCTCCATAGTTATGCCTGACTGTGAGTGAACCAGGGAAGCAAGCCTTACCGTATGGTGATAGCATCAGGCAATCTCCATCGATATCCGAGATGCCAGAGAATAGACGAATCTTCGGTGTGTCATCACTACCCAAAAGCAAATCACCGCCTATACTGCCTAAACGGATGCTCTCACCCTCACGAGTGAGTACCGATTTACCTGCTATGCGAATACCGAAACTATCAAGGAACGAGAGGTAACCACTGAGTGCCACATCTTCGCCCGAGAACGAGAGTAGCGTATTGCCCTTATCACCCAACTGTACACCATATTTAGCTGACAGGGCACCTCCCAGCGTCGTTGTTCCGTGAACGGTAAAGTCTTTATGTACCGTCCCGTTCTGCATAGTCCAATCGACACTCGAAAGGTTGGCATTGCCCTTATGATAGACATCTTTGCCACCGACCTGCAACGATGTAGGCGAAATGAAGATTCCGCTCTCTTTATCGCCAATGGTCCATTCACCTATGGAGTGGACAGAGCCACTAAGGAGGTCGATATTCGATGCATCTATCGTTGCGGTGGCCTTATATGGGTCGTAGCGTAGTATGTTTCTACCACCAAGATAGAGGGCATCGCCTCCGAGTTTGATGTTGCCCGTAATCTTAACTCCGTATTCAACGGCAGTAACAACGCCCTCTGCATCGGTGATATCCTCCGAATAGGTTTCAAGGATTCGGGTATTGGCTACACCCGCTTCAAAACCGTAGTTGGCACGGAAGATACCCGTCATATCTCCGCCTGTCTTTTTCAGGTAGTCGATAAGCAGACCACCGCCGGACTCACCACCTTCGCCCGTAACAGCACCTGCAATGGCTGAGGCAAATCCGTAGGCGGTGTTCTTGAGTCGTACACTCGTCTCATCGCCCTCTTCAACGCCATAAGGATGTTCAGCATCCTTCTTCTGCTGGGCATTGAAGAAGTTATGGTACAACTGTGAGTAGATCGAGTAACAAAGACTCGACCTATCAAGCTGCTCTATATCGGGATGTAGTTGTACGCTCATTACTTCGTGTAGCTGGTTTTAGAGAGAAATTTCTGAATCTTCGATGAGAGTGAGATAAAATTCGGGAAGTTCACCGGAGTCATCGTACCCATCAGCGTTGGCGTCATTATCTTACTACACTCGGTCATAAAGTCAAGCATCAACTGTGCAAGCTCATTACCCAAAACAAGTGGTTCTGTTGCATTCTCATCGCCTAATGTTACCTTGTTGTCAGCCAACGCAATGGTGGTAGAATTGACCTTCTGAACTACTTTATCTGCCGTTTGTTTAACTTCTGATTTATCAACTGTTTGAGTAATAGTCTCCGCATCCATTACAACCGTAGCCTCCTTGTCTTTGTCGTTCTTAACAGAGGTGGTAACGGTAGTTGCTGTGTACTTTGTCGATGTCTCATTTCCCGTTGGCTCCAACTCATCATAGTCAGGTGAAGAGTCGCTATCGGGGTCCAACTCTTCGGTCTCGGTAACACCAATAGTTGTCTCCGTGTGAGCTGTGAGGTTAATGATATTGACGTGCGAAAAGTTTACGATGTAGGCATACTTTGTTGCAGCATCCATAAAGATGGTAACATCGGAAAAGAGTGTCGGCACAATCAGAAAACCGCCCTCATTGTTTGTGGCGGCAGATAGCAAGACACCCTTGTGGATTATAGGTTCTGAGGAGGCTGTTTCATCTGGATATTCGCCCACATCAACAGTGCCACCATACTCCTTAAACTCCGAGTCTGCAGGGTCATCGTGTACCTTTGCCACATAGCCATGAATCATACGGGCAGTACCCACGCCCGACATACCGCCCGGCGCCATATTGACACGCTCCATACTGCGACCCAGCGCAATCTTGCGAATCGCCTCACGAATGACTAACTGATGTGATTTATCTGCGGACATTTTTTTTGAAAGAATAGTAAGAAACTATTGATTTTGTTGATTAAATTTGTATATTATTATAAAACCTTTTTTTTATGATAAATACATATAATACTTTAATTGAAAAAGAAAATAACTTCAATTGTGTTACGGTTGACACAATGGAACAGTTGCAAAATGAAATTGCTAAATATTCTGGTAAGGAGGAATTTATATTCCGTGGGGCAAATGAAGCAAAATTTATGATGTATACATCTGCACAACGTATACTTTCTCATCCTGACCAGAAATCATTCTTTTTAGATGTTAATAATCGTATCCAGCGAGTATGGAGGTCGTCTGACATTATGAATTACTTCGTTCATAACGGAGTACCTGTTAATGATATCCTATTTCTAGGGCTACTTCAGCATTTTCAGAGTCCGTCAACACTGCTTGATTTTACACACGATATTAATACTGCAATGTTCTTTGCCACAGATGGTCTTACTATGCCAGGTGGGGAACACGAAGAGATAGATGAGTATTTTTCAATCTATGCAATTAATAGGAATATTCCAGACTTTTGTAGCTTACAAAGTGTAATGCTTAACGGAGCAAGTTCAGCACAAGATATGGTACTTAAAAGTAACATTCCATTTGATTTAATTGATGCTGACAATATGTTGGAAGAATTTAGAACATTAGCATATAGACAATTTCAAACGATTACACGTATTTTAATTCTTGGAGAACAAGGGAAAATCACTGTAGAGATTCCGGTTTTCAACTTTAAATGCTCATACTTTATTACTAATCCAAATCTAAAAAGTCAATCAGGCCTATTTATTTTAAATACAACCTATGATGTGCCTATGGAAGTGTTATTAAGGAAAGAGTTGCACTGTTATCCGCCACTAATAAATTGTATAAACATCCACAAGTCCTTATGTCAAGACGTCATAGATAATTATTTAATACCTTACGGTATTTGCAAGGATACAATATATCCACAAAACGAAGACACATTTAGCATCAAGCAGTGGTTGAAAAATATCGGTTTGTAATATCTACTTCTTGATTTTATAAGACTCTACTGACGAAAAAAGCAAAAATCTAAAATCTCGTCAGTAGAGTTTTTATTTGCGAATTTTATACGGTATCGAAAGTTGCTGTCGATATCCACCAACCCCAAAGTTTGTTGTTACCTCTTCGACAAGGTAGACTCCGTTCTTTGAGGGGTTGCGGTGGTCAATGAGTTCAACCTGTACCGCAGGTGGAAGCCCAAAATCGCCAAATATTGTGAGACTTCCCGTAATGCCGTTCAGGTTGTAGTTACGGAAGTATTCCGTTGTCTCCTCGACAAGTTCATCCGAGGAGATACCAACATGTGGCGACATATACGGAACGACTGTATAGGTCGAGAGATCTACCTTATTTTTGGTCTCTGCTCCCGAAGCGGTTGTGTTACCAGTAACTTTATGCGACTTCTTCGATATCTGGGTAGCATTTACCGTCTGATACTGCTTGTTGCCCGGTGTTGTAGGGTCGTATTCGGGGTTTAGGCGAATTGTTACCTCAAAAAACTTCTCATCCGTGCCCATAGCTTTGCCTGTAACGGCCAAGAACTTCGGGTCGGTCTTCACAACTTTTAGTGATGACTGCGCCACATGCTCATTAAAGTATATCTTGAATGGCCCTGTCGATTCATCTTCGGGGAACACGGGCTGTGCCTTGCTTGATGAGTATGGTCTGCCCACAGCAATAGCGGGCATAGCACTCTCATCGTTAGCATCGTATTTCAGGAAGCAATAGACCTTATACTTCGACCACTCTGAGAGTATATCAGCCACGGTGAAGTTATCTGTAACCTTGATTTTACCGATGTGGATATCAAACTTCTTTGTGTCGGAGTGAATCTTGAAGCCTGTATCTTTGAGGATATTATACTCACCCTCCAAGACATCGTTTACGGTTGTTCCGCTGGCAGGAGTCTCGAAGTGCGGAGCCTTCTTGAGTTTGAGCTTGTATGCCATATTCTCGCACTCTATTTCGAGGTTGCTCTCGGAGTTGTAGCCCGTGATATAGCCGTCAAACATATTCTTCAAGACACCGTTGTAGCCCAGCTTTATATTCACACGCTGACCGACCTTGAAGGTAGTGGTATCGACAAGTCGCTGCGTTGTCTGCTTCTCGATGATAACACCATCCTCCATAATCTCAGTGGTAAATATCGAGGCATCCTTACCTTCAACGGTTACCGTACCGATGATTGTTGAGCGACATACAGAACCTTTCGGGAGGGTTATCTTTGCCGTCCCGATAAGTTTCTTATAAGTCTCGTTTATCTCGATACTCTGCACCTCGGTAATCTCTATGGCATCCTTAATCTCCATAGGATTTGAGGGGTTGGCATCGCCAATGGTAATCTTACAGCACAGAACATCCATCATAACCACGCAAACTTTAAGAGCGATGTAGGGTCGATAACCTCCGCACCGAATTTCACCCACTTAATCCACTTGTTGGTATGCTTGATGGCAGTATCGACAACCTCTGCTTCTGCAATCTTGAGTTCTACCGCCTCTGAAGGCTCTACCGCCACGCAGTTTAGCGTATAGGGCTGAACATTCCTGCAATCGGTATGCGGAAATGAGTAACCTTGAATAATCAGTCGAGAGATATTGAACTGACGGAGCACCGTGTTGTCGCACTCAACGACACCTTTGTACTGCACCAACTTGATAAACTTCGATATCTCCGCCTCGGGATAGACATCGGGATACTTCGAGGTAATCTTACCGTTGATGGTAATCTCCATATCGCCACCCGAGATAAACTCCTTGCGGGTGTAGTCACGACCCTGCACCTGTGTGAGCAAGATGTTGTTCTTGCTCGACACACTGACATGAGGTCCAAGATCCACAAAGGTTACAATGCCATACTTGGTGTTTGGCTCAACCTTGCACTCCTTGTTATCGTAGTACTTTCCCTCCTTGGATATGGAGAGTTCAAGGTAGTCTTGCACCGTTCTACCAACGATAGTATCGGTGTAGTTCTTCTTCTGTGCCACCGCCTGCTGCTCACTGATGAGTTTGTAATATTGTCCCGTTTTGTTGGCGAGACTCGACTGCGACTGCGTTTCGAGATATTTATCACGCACACGCTGCTCCCAGTATTGCAGGTAGCGAGGATATGAACGCAACAGTCCATATGCCGTCTGTGATACAATCTGTATGGCGGCACGCTTCAGTAGGTCGTGGTGTTTGGAAAAGTAATGTACCTGACCTTCCGAGAGCTCCGCCAGTCCCATGCCGATAGCCTGGCGGGTGGCATTGCTGATATATCCCATCCAGTTACCACCGCCAAGAATACCTCCACTGAGAAGTGTTGATGCTGCTATTTGTAGTAGTCGTGCCATACTGTTTATGCATTCCACGAGGCATCAAAGTCGTGAACGACATCGATGAGTGCCTGCGCGAGTTGTTGTTTAAGATTCTGTACCTCCTCTGTCTGTCCCTCCTTGCTCTTCATAAGATCAATGGTAGAGACACTGAGAAGGCTCTCAATATTTACTATTACTTGTTTTGGAGCGGCAGAGGATAGCCTGCCTGTTCCTGAGTAGTTACCACCGGCACCTCCATCATCCGGGCCCTCATCATATAGATGCTGGTTGGTGATAGGATTGCTATCAAATGGTCGCATATCGTTAGACTCTGGCTCGTTGCTGTACATATCTGGAGTGAAGCCTGCTACTCGTAAGATATTCTCAGCTGCCTCAGCCGAACCACCGAAGGTCTGACGAAGTGCAGCGAAGAACTTTACAAGAGAGGTGTGAGCCAACTTGCGATTGGCAAGATTCTCGACACGCTCCTCATCCGTAGCATTCTTACCCAATACCTTCTGCACCCAACGACCATTCTCATCCATTGAAAAGCCCCAGGCGGCGAGTTGGTCGAAGTCGTAACCACCGCTACGCATCAACTCTTGTGCTTTGGCGGCACTCGAGATAGCATTACGGTATGTTGTGGCTGCTCGTACAATCTCAGGAACAGTGTTCTCGTTCATGTACTTGGCGTAGTCATAGGTCTGTGCAGCCACAGCCTCATTTTTCTCGCCTATATTAGGAATATATACCGCCTTGCCATTGACCATACTGAATAGTGAACGGTCAAGGTCTGCATCCGAATAGCCGAATCGTTGCTGTATGGTGCGGATAAAGGCATCCATCTCCAACACTGTTCCCAACTGACCGAACTCTGCGTAGGCTGCATCAATCTTTGATTGGCTATCTCGCTTGGCAAGGGTGACAAGAGCATTACGAATATCATCCTGACGAGCATCGTTAGTAGAATAGCCCGGGTCGTAATAATATCCGCTCTTTGCCGCTCTTGACATTGCCGCACCTTCTGCCAGTGTCGATATCCACCAGTTTCGAGTAAAAGCTCCAATCTTCTGTCCTGAAGCCTCCTCAATGGATTTGCCAGCCACGACCTCTTCAACAGCTCGCTTGGTCTTGATTGCCATATTGTAGGTCTCGCTAAGCGAAGAGTGAAGAGCCTCGATAGATGGATAGCGGTACTTCTTGTTAGCCTCTATCTCCTCCAAGACGGCATCCTTAGCCTCCTTAACCTTCCAAGTCTTGTAGGCAAGCCAGCCCATAGCGCCGACTACGGCAGCAATACCCGCTGTGGCGGCTACTGCTCCTGTGCCGATAGCACTAAGCGATGCCGCAGCACCAGTAATACCATTACCCGTAGCGACCTGAGTAGCAAAGAGTGATTGCAGCGCACTCTTAGTTCCCCAAACGCCACCGCCTGCCATCAGTGCCTTGGTCATAGCACCACGACCAGCAACACCAGCCGCCTGCATCTGGGTTACGATGGCTCGCTTCTGCGTGAAGGATAGTTTACCACCTCTGCCAAGACCGAGAATGCCTGTGATAGCATCTGCTCCCGCCATTGCCGCAGACTGCTTACCTATAAAGCCGAGAGCCACACCGACATTGGTCAGAGCACCCGCAACCTTAAAGAGTTTTGTTGCGACAAAGCCCGTGAAGACAAGTGGTTCTATCCAATGGAAGTTACGGGCTACCCACGCTCCGATATTGCCGATAACGGTCATAATATCCAGCAGAGCATTACCAATAGAGACAAGTCCCTTGGTAAAGTCTGGCGACTTGAACTTATCGAGGAATGAGCGGAGCACTTGTCGAATAGTTGGTTCCAGCACCTCATACGCCTGCATAAAACTCTCGGTAAGCTGTGATGTTACCTGTGCCCAGAGTCCTTTGGTCGTGTTCTGCTTGACAAGGGCCAACTCTGCCGAGATACCCTGTGAGCCTCGGTTATGGGCGGTTAGGTTACGCAACTGGTCGTAGTTGTTCACCAACATCATCGCCGCATTACCACCAATCTTACCGAAGATAGCCTGCATATCGGCCATTGACGCTCCCTTCTTATTCAGATCCTCGAAGATGTCTGCCAATGGTCGTAGCTTCTCAACCATCACACCCTCGATATTACGCATCTCGGTAAACTTCACGCCCAAGCGGTCGAGCACTCTCTGCGACTCCTTTGTGGGTTTGGCAAATCGTGTAGCCATAGCACGGAGCGAGGTACCGGCAAGCGTTCCTTTCAGACCCATGTTACCGAGCAAACCAATGGCTGCGGTACTCTCCGTGAAGTCCACGCCTGCAGTACGCAGATAACCGGCTGCCATCTTATATGATTCCGCAACCTCTACGATATTTACATTCGAGCGTGAGATTGTTGAGGCGATAATATCCGCCACGCTATCCATACTATTGTTGTTGATATCGTAGCCCGCCATAATGTTGGTGGCAAGGTCGGCAATATAGCTGACATCGTTATCACCGATAAGGGCGAGGTTGGTAATAGGTCGGATAGACTTATTGATAGTATCGATATTCATACCCGCCATAGAGAGGTACTTTACAGCACCTGCAATCTCCACAGCGGTAAACTTCGTATCGATACCAATCTTTCGCACATGGCGAGCCATATTGTCGAAGCGAGTCTCGAAGGTACTCAAGTCAGTGTCTGCCACACGCAAGATAGAGTGTGCCGACTGCATAATATTCGAGTACTCGATAGCCTTAGTAAGCTCATTACGCACCAGGCTGTAGCCCATATAGGCATTGAGCATCGATGCGAACGGGAGGTTGCGCAACGATGGTGCCTGGGAATACTGAATACGGTTGATAGCCGCACGACGCTTACTGCGGTAGAGCGTGCCTGCGGCGGTATTTTGTCGTTGCATAGCACGCACCGACTGCATCGCGTTTCGCTGCTGTTGTTGGCGTGCCGCTTTATCGGCCCGGCGACGCTCCTGCTCGGCTTGTCTGCGCTGACGCTCTGCCTCACGCTGTGCTCGGCGACGTTCCTGCTCACGGGCTCGTGCCTCTGCCTGACGCTGTCTTTGTGCCGCTGTGCTCTCTGCTACCTGTGCCTTGCGGCGCTGCTCGGCATTGAACTTCTCATCGTCGTGAGCCATACGCTGGCGATGCAACTGCTGAGAGGTGTAAAGCCTCTGCATAAGTCTCTGCTGCTCTTTTTCGGGCATAGCAAAGGCTGTCGGAGCATAAGGCACAGGAGCCTGCATACCCGGAGAGTACGCAAATGGCATCACGGCAGAGGCTCCCGATGTAGCAGCACCAGCCACACCTGCAGGTATTCCGCCAGATATATTCAGCGTGATAGTCGAAGAACTCTTTATTCGATTAAGAATTGAGAGTATGCTACGCAATCTCTGCTCAGCGACATCGGTCTTAATGGTCAACTCTCGGCCACGCTCCATATGTGAGAGTGCCGAGTTAATCTTGCCCATAGCCTTGGTTATACGCTTCTGGGCATCGGCCATCGTGGTTACCGAAGATGATGCACTGCGCTCAACCTCTGCCTTACGAGCCTCGGCAGCCTTCTTCTCATAGAGGCTCTTGGCATTTGCCTTGATTCTCTTGGTGTCGAGAGCCGGTGCTGCGATGGTGAGGTTTATACCTTTGGCAAGAGTAGAAATCTCGGTGAGCAGTGTCTTGACACGCTCCAACTTCGCCTCACTGTTCTTGGTGTCGATGGTGAGACGGTAATCAAAACTACGCTTCTTGCCATTCTTGGTGCGGAACACACGGTCAATCTCCTCCATCATATTCTTGATGTTGTTGACCGCAGGGGTCAACGATGCCTTTGCCTGCACAAGTTTGCCGACGGCCTCACCGAAGGCCATCACCTGCTTGGTACCTTGTGAGGCATCGACATTGATGGAGTAATTGACTTGATAATTCTGTTCCTGTGCCATTCGAGATGGGTTTTATCTTATAATAAGAGTAGTGTTTTTGGAGCGTGAGAGATTAAAAATAACCGCCGTAAGTCATACGGCTTACAGCGGTTTGTCAGGGAGTCTTTTCGGGTAGTGAGACCGGTATCGGCATACGACTGATGAGCATCTGCTCGTGCAACCACAATGCATCCTCGGAAAGCATAGCAAAATCCTCATCGGAGATTGTTTCAAGGTCTACTCCGGGGAAGTAGTGGCGCACATAGATCACTCGCTGGCGAATGCGCTGCTCATCGGTAATGCGCCACCGGTCTATAAGTTTACCAGCGTACTCTGACGAGTAGTGATAAGCTCCGAGAGCTGACCCATAAGACCGAAGAGGAACATCGAGTCGTTATCCACGAGTTCACGGTCACCATCGATGAAGCAATCCTTGGCAAGCGTGCGCATTGCCATAACCTCATCCTTCTTCGAAGCTGCCATAAACTTCGAGAACTGAGGGAATGTAGGCTCCGACATATAGGCCACATAGACCTCCTTCTCGTCACCCTCCTCGCCAAATACCACCATAGGGTAAATCTTGCGCAGTTTCTTCTCCTCCTTAATCTTCTGAGCCTTCTCCTTAATCTCAGACTCCTGTTTCATTGTGAGCATTTTCTCTTCCATATCCATATTTATTAAAGTATGTTCACTTAAAGTGTAGGGAGAGAATGTTAGAAAGGTTTGAGAGAAGGATGATTATTTTGTGTTTTTACAATTTATAGCGTTTTGACATTCTAAAAAGTTCCGTGTTATGGCGTTTGAAAATTGGATTTTGCCTGATTTATGGCGTTTGAAATCGTAAAATTTTCCGTATTATGGCGTTTGAATGGAAATTTTCACTATATTTGCATTATCAAAACTGTATGATTATGGTAGATAAAAGAGTAATAGAACAGGTTTTAGCTGAGCAATACGAAGAGTTAGTCGCATTGCAGGAAGTTGACTTATGTGCCCGCAAAGAGGAAGATGAGGTTAACTTAGATAGCCATCTCGCACAAGTTATCATAGGAGTCCGAAGAAGTGGCAAATCCACCTTATGTTATAATGCTCTCAAAGCAAAGGATGTGAAATTTGCCTATGCAAACTTCGATGATGAGCGTTTCAAGGATATGGAGACAAGTGACCTAAACACAGTGTTAGAGGTATTGTACAAGGTGTATGGCGATTTCAAGTACTTGTTCCTTGACGAGATTCAGAATGTGGAGGGATGGCATCTGTTTGTCAACCGTCTATTACGTCAAAGAATGCATATCATAGTAACAGGTTCAAATGCTAAATTGTTAAGTGGAGAACTTGCGACTCACCTAACAGGTCGTAACGATCAGATTGAGTTATATCCATTCTCTTTTACAGATTGGTGTCATATTAAGGGTGTTGATACCAAATCTATGACAACCAAGGCTGAAGCAGCCAGAAGAGCTGCCTTTGATGAATACATTAAGCAAGGTGGCTTCCCCGAGTTGATGTGGGAGAAAAACAAAACTCGTTACATCGACAATTTGGTCAAAAATATCTTAAAGCGAGATATTGAGCAGCGTCATAAAATAAAATATAAAGAGGCGTTTGAACAACTAGCACACCACCTGATGAATATCGCTCCTGTCACTATAGTTGAGAAGGATTTGGCTGCTGTGGTCGGATTAAAATCAAACCATACTGTAAACAATTACATCGGATTCCTAAAAGAAGCCTATTTGATGCTAGGCTTGAAGAAGTTTGCAACAAAGAGTCGACAGCGAGTAAGGTCTGAAAAGATATACCCTGTTGATGTTGCTTTTATGGATGGTAGACAAGATGCTTTTGCTGGAGATAATTTAGGTTGGAGACTAGAAACTATCGTATATGTCGAGTTGCTTCGTCGTAATCGTCCAATTAACCGAGATGTCTACTACTTCAAAAATGCGAGTGGATATGAGGCTGATTTCGTTGTATGTAAAGATAATCGCGTAGAAGAGATATATCAGGTATCATACGACATCAGTAAAGAAAAAACACGCAAAAGAGAATTAAGAGGGTTAATGGCCGCTTCAGCGGAAACGGGTTGCAACAACCTCTACTTAATCACAGACTTTGAGCGTGAGAGTCTTACGATGGAAGGAAAACCGATAGAAATAATTCCAGCTTACGATTGGTTAATAGAAAAATAATGTGGGCCATAGAACCCACATTATCAATCAAAGTTTTACCAACTTACCCTCTATACCGCAGCGTTCAAGCACTGCGGTATTTTCTTTATCAAACGCGATTAGACACGAAGGAGCTCCTGCAGTGCCACCTTGCTCTCCCGATGCGTGGTAGAAACTCAACCGCCCTTTGATAAATAGTATCGAGTCGGCATTGGGAAATATCAGTTCGTGAAACAGTCGTGTATCGGTCCTGGCAAAGGTCAGCGCAATGGCGTTCTTATGCTCCGCACATCGTTTGATGAACTGCGTGATGAGTGTCGTATCATACGGAGGATTGCAGAACACACGCCCAAACCACGGCTGTTTCAAACCATCGTCCTCGATTGTATAATGGTGCTCGGCAGTGTCCCACGGACGGTTTATGGGAGCACACGGGTCTAAATCAAATGGCCCCAACCGCCTCAAGATATGTGGCGGTGTGAGCCATTCATTTTTACCTGTCGAGGACTTGCCTTCAAAGGTTACATCCATACGACCTAAATTGTATCACCAGAGCCAATCTGGATATCGAACGGATTGAGGTCAAACTCGTGGGTAATGTTCGTGTCATCCTGCTGCGACTCCAAGCAGTCCTCGGTGAAGATACAACCCTTGAGAGTTACGGTAGTCGTTGTCCAGTCATCCGATGCCATAGGGTTGGCAAACGAGACGATAAGATCGAACTCACCAATCTCCAACAACGATCCATAGACCGAACGCAGGAGCTGCTGCGTAGCATAGTCCATAGTGATGGATGCCGAGTATGTGATGTTTCCGAAGCCTCGGGAGACGGGCTTGCCGCCCATTCCGTAGTTGGATTCCACCTTGCGTTTCTTCGACCACTTGATGGCAGATACGCCTTCGAGTGTCGTAGAACCCTCGTCGATACCGAGTGCGGTAGACGAGAGTGTGATCATAGACCACGAATATGCTACATTATTGATTACTGCCATATATGTTAACTGTTAGCGGTTAGTGACAATCCCTCCTCGACATAGATCTTGACGGCCACGCCGACAGGGACAATTACATAGGAAATCTTGAGCGTGTCGTTCACAAGCACATTCTGATTCGGATCGATGGTTACAGCGAAGCCGGAAATCTCCTGCGCTGCCTGCATCTTCGCCAGAATATCGCTGATGAGCGTCTTGAATGCTGTAATCTTCGATGGAGCAAGGAAGCCCGTAGAAGGATTGACCATCAGCGGCGAGTTTACATACGGAAGCAATGCTGCACGCACGGCACGACGGCTCTTGTTGATGGTACGGTTACGGGCAATCGTGCGGTAATCGCCTATTGAGCAGGTCTGGTCTTTCGAGATGTAGATGCCGTTCTCGCGTCCGGCATACTTAATCGGGAAGATGTAGCCCTTATCGTCAAGTTCATCGAGCAACGAAGGCGACAACGACTCGTAGCGATTAAGGCTGAGGAAGTTCTCTTCCGCCTCATCAAGGTTGATATCACCGAAGCCCAACTCGATCTCCTGGAAGTCATCGGTAAAGAGATTGAACTGCTTTACCCACGCAATAGACTCATGTACATTTGCCTTTGCGATAGCACCCATAACAGCACCAAGGAAGCCCACAGGAGTATGGTTCGGGTTAACCATCTGCATTGTCGAAATCTTCTCGTGGCGAGACTGTCCGAAGATGCAACTGATACGGCTTGACTCACAGATACAAGAAGGAACCTTGTTCAAGTCAATCTGACGACCATCAGTGGTGTCAGCACCCGTATTGGAAGGGTTAGCCGATAGTACCAACGACAAAGGCTGGTTCTGCTCTGCAAGACCTACAGCCACATCGTTGAGACCCTTGACAAGGTTAAGGCTGTACTTGTCGGCACCGCCATTTGCCTTCCACAAAGGCTGCTCGGTCCAGATACCAATCTGATTGATAAGACCGCCTGCAGCACGCTGCATAATCTCCAACGCATCCCAGTTAGCCGAACAGTCGGCAAACATCACATAGAGTTTGCCTGCACTATTCACGCTACCGGCCATACGGAAGAACTCACGAATGTGGTAGGCAGGAATACCATACATAAAGTTTACATTTGCCTCCTCGTCATCTGTCGCTTCCACACGCTCAATAATACCGAAGTCGTTTACAGCAGACTTGAACGAGGTGATATAGCAGACATCGCCCAGTTTGAGCTTTGTCTCATTTGTCTTACCATAGCCCTCGGTAAAGAGCGTAGGCTGCATAGAGACATCAAACAGCAGACCCGTAATCTTCTCGGTGGAAGAACCGCTATCATACGGAATGTTGCCGTCTACATCTTTAATGAATACATTGCCAAGTGCCATAGTTTATCTCTTTTTTAGTTCGTCAAAATAGGGATTCTTGTAGAGTGTCGCCTTACCACGAATGGCCGCAGGCGTGTTAGGAGTATATGTTCCACCGTGAGTATCGATGTAGAGCGACTCATAGGCAGGGAACTTTTTCAGGATTGCGAGAATGTGAGGGTCTGCCTCTCTCTTCTCCTCATTGGTTGGTTGTTTATTCTCTGTTTGGGGAGTCTCCTCAGCGGGAGTTTCAGCAGCCACAGTCTGCACCTCTTCGGTGGTCTGTGTTACCTGCTCATCCGTTTTAGGGGTCTCCTCTGTGTTAGTTTTCTTAGCCATACTCTTTGAAAAATTTGGGGAGCGGGGCCATACCTCGCTCCCCGGGTGAGACATAAAAAATCAGATGAAAGGTGTGTTATGCTGTTTTGGTATAAGCCGTGTGTACGACAATCTCGGCAGGACGAACGATGTTCACATCCATCTTCATTCGCATCTGGAAGAAGAAGAGCTCCGAGTTAGCCTGCAAGCGGTCTACCTTCAATACCTCGGTGTCGTTTGCGTAGTCTACGCCCATCCAGAGGTTCGACTCCATACCTGTCGAGAACTCGCCGAGCACGATGGTGTGGTCAGGAATACCCACGATAGGCACAATCCTCTTACCCTTGAAACGGTAGCGGTTAACCTCGGTGTTCTCCGAGTACTTAACCTGCTTATCAGAGATATACTGGTCGTATGCATCCCACGCATCCCAGCCGATTACGAAGACCAAAGACTTCTTCTTACGGATCTGCTTAGGACACTTCTTCCACATAGCGTAGAGAGCAGCCTCGACAGCAGCACCATCGGTGAGCTCGGTGTTACCCGACACGATACACTGACCACCTGCGATGGTTGCAGCATCCGTAGCGTTCACATTGTCGATGATACGCTTCATAACGCCATCGAAGTACTTCTCCTTGTTCGCACCAATCTTGATGCAGCCTGCAGGAGCAGTGATGCCGGCAGCAGCCTCGCCACCCTTAGCGGCAGTCCAGATTGCGTTGCCGATGTACTCGTTCTTCTTGTCCATCAACAGACGGAGCATCGTTGCCTGAATCTTAGGATCGAGCTCGCGGAAGACGAGGTTGCCCTCGGGCTGTGCGAACTTCCAATACTTCTCGTAGTCGCGAGGATTGAACTCCAGATAGACCATAAAGTCCGAAGGCTCCAAGTGACGCTCGGTGAACTGGTATTCGTTCTCTCCGTTTTCGCCCTTGGCACCGTGAGTGGAGGTAGGTGTAGGCACATTATCCTGAATAATGTCGCCCAACTTGATGGCAGGCAGCGTGTATTTGTGCTGGATGCCACTCTTGATGTGGATAAGACCCTCGCGGAAGGTGTCGTTACCCTGTGCGGTATAGGTCAAGAGGTCCTCCAAGACCTCGCCATTATAACCGTTCTGCAAAAAGTTTACTGTATCAGCCATTTGTTTCGATTGAGTTTACTTGTTTACTGTTGAATCTCAGCCGACTGGCGGATACTGCTTTCCGCGCGAGACACTCCCTGTCTCCGGCAAATCAATTAATGAATGGTGTTGTTTACTTCAGCTTACCGAACTTGAAGTCTGCGCCGACAACCTCGTTAACCTTCTCGGCCATCATCTCCTCTGCGGTCTTGGCAGCGGTGGCGGCAGCCTGAACATTCTCGGGGTCTTTGGCAATCTCCTCGGAGATCTTCTCGCGTGCAGGGATAGATGCGAGCGTGCTCTCTGCAAGCGAGAGGTTCGCCTCGGCCATCTTGACCCACTCGGCCTTTGCCTCACGGTCAATCTTGCCTGCGTTGATTGCATCCTCGACAAGCGTCTCGATGCGGGATGCCATCTCCTCTTTCTCCTTCTTTTCGTAGGTCGAGAGTTTCGATGTCGCCTCCGAGAGCTCCTTCTGCAAGTTCTGGATAGTCGCCTCCTTGCCTGCAATGATGGTCTGGGCATCGCTGAGCGACTTCTCAGACTCCTTGTACTTGGACTCAATGGTCGCCAACTCCGAGATGCGGGCCATTACATCCTTGACATCACTGTCCTTCATACCGAGTGAGGCTGCTATCGCCCCGAACTCGAATCCTTGTGTTTTGTTTTCGTTAGCCATATCATTTACTGTTTGCTTAAGAGTAGGAATGTTGTTTTCAAAAAGTTTATTCTCGGCACTAACTCGGCTCATTAGCTCCTGAATTGCCGTGGTATCGGTCATCGAGGCAATCTCGCTATGTACCTTCTCACAGAGTTGTTTTGAGGTGTGGATAATGTTCTCGGCAGGGATAATACCTGCCTTCACAGCTGCCTGAGCATCGAAGTAGGTACCGTCTCTGCCTGCCTCGCCATCCATAATCGCTCGTACATGCTCGGCTTTAAGCCCGAAGCGTTTACGGTAGATGGTCTCAATCTGCTTGGTAAAGGCCTTCACCATCGCCTTGGTATCTACATCCATATCCCCATCCGATGGCATCATCGGGTTATGAATCATCAGGATTGCATAGTCACGCATAAGCGAGCTTTTACCTGCTGCCCAGATAATCGAGGCCATAGATGCTGCCACGCCCTCGATGACACACTCAGTATCAACCTTTGAGTTGGCAATGGTCGAGTATGTAGACATACCGTAGAGCACACTGCCACCTTCAGAATTAATAAGTACGCGTATGCACGAGGGACGAATGACATTCTCAAGGAAGTCAAACTCATCGTTAAAGCGAGATGTATTCTCCTCGGTAACGCTACCGAAGAATCGAATCGTAGCGGGGGCATCTGCCTTAACCTCGCCGACTACATATTGAAGTGTATTGATATCCATTGGACTCTCTTTTGGATAAGAGTAGTGGTGTTGAAATAAAAAGGTTTATTCATCGTCAGGAATTTTATCCTCAACCTCAACAGACGGCTCAAAGCCGGTTGACTCATCGTAAGTTGGTGAGCTATGCTTACCGTGGTTATCGGTGTCGTGCTGCGGAGCATCGCTATGCTGCGTAAATGGCGGCATAACAAGATAGCGTTTCACCCAGTCGCGGTACTTCCAAGCAGAGTACTCACGGAACCATACTTCGTAATCTATCCAGTATGCCTGAAGCATATTGGTGGTAAGAGGCATATCAAAATATGTGAGGTTACAACGCTCATTGAGTGACGGCTCTCGGTTCTTGGCATCTTGTATTGCTACATTCAATCGCTGGAAGACAATGAATGGGTCACACTCTCGCTCCGGATCCGAGTTGTTGAGCGTGTTGAGAATGAAACGCACACGCATTGTTGCCCGTCCCTCACCAATACGCTGCTGTGCCACGAGGTAACGCACATTGACAAAGTGTATAAAGACCGCAGGGAAGGCAATCTCATACTCCAAGTTCTCGCTACGAATAAGGCGTGTAAACTGACCATTGTCAATAGCAATAGTCTTAAACAGCGGTGGCGATGTAGGGTCATCGGGGTCTTCACGCACGGTGAGGATAGCACGACGCACAGCATCGTACATATTCACAAAAGGGTTTTCGGATACCTTCTCGGGAATACTCTCTACGGGAGGTGCTTGCTCCTCTGTCTGCGGTTTGTTATGCTTATCTTTTATCATTTCGGAAATCCTTCAAAAATCATATCTACAAGACTGTTGATGTGGTCTTCAATATTGGGCGAGAAGCCTATGAACTGACGATGTACAGGACGGCGTGAAGAGTGTTGGTTTACTGCGTAAAGGCCAAACTTCGGGTCTGTGTTATGCACTGCAGCGTAGTTCTTATACTTGCCTCGTTTCTTACCTCGCTTGCCTCGGATGTAGGAACTCACCTCCGTAGTCCAGATGTCGTAGTGAGTGGTACGGCGAAAGCCTCCCTTGCCGTGAAGTTTACCGAACTCTAATGAGCGACCACGCTCTCCCTTGATGCTTCTTGACAGCGTGCCGGTATCGACCATCGTGGGATGCGTAAACTTCTTTCCCCACTTCGATGTGCGGGCAGGCCATTTACTGCCGTTGAAACCACCACGTTCAAAAGAGGATTGAAACTGCTGTTTGGCATATTCACCCGCCGCCGTAACAAAGTCCTGGGCATTGTAGAAGAGCTTGCTTCCTAACATTCGATAGTTACCGTTTCGCCACTGTGCACAGAACTGATCAATCGTTATCTTGCTCATAGAACTTCGATTTCAGGCGTTTGACAATCTTCTGCGCAAACTCAGGCAGTGGCACATCAAAGTAGCGATGTGCATCGGTAAAGATTCTGCCACCCGTTGCAAGGCTCTCGCGGAAAACAGGATCAACCATCGAGCGACACTTGTCTATGCTCAAAGATGCTCGCACTCCCGCAAAGCCATTTGCAATAAGATAGCACCTGCATCCCCATTCGATGGGCGGTATCAACTCTGCCGGAAACTCCGACTTGCGGTAAGATACTCCTTCGAGGGATAGATGCCACGGGCGCACGCGCTCGTCCCCCTGCGTCATATAGGTAATCACAGACTCGGCATTTACAGCCATCCACCACGCCGCCATCTTCGCAGCAAAGAGCACTTGCTCATTCTCCGCCTCGGCATAAGTGAGGTTATACTGCTCACAGATTGTTTCGTAGTCGAGCAAACACTCCTCATCAACCTCTTCGGGCAGTTCGCTTATCATCGTCATCTCCTCGGCAGCAGCAAAGTCAATGAGGTTATCGATGGCGGCCACGAGTATTTCGTGCTGCTGTTTCTCACGCTCTGTTGTAAAGTTGTTGTGATTACGCAGTATGCTCAATGCCTCATCAAAGTCCAACGCCAAGCCTCTCAATGCTCGGTCTATCAGGAATGAGCATCGATGAGTTATGATATCCTCGATGATATCCTCACGCTCAGCACTGTTCTCCCAGTGATGTATAAGCCTACGGAAAGCATCTCGAATGACCTCATACTCCCGTTGCGTTTCACTCTCTTGCCCCTGTTTTGCTTCAACATCAGGGAGCGGAAGTTGGGCTACGACTTCGCTCCCAGAAGAAAATTTGCTACTTGTGAGCCTCGCTGTCTGCCGTAGCGGCGGTAATACTCCTCATCGGACATCACACCTCGGTCATTATGGCTCACACCGGGCGTAACACCTCCAGTGCCGCCAATACCAGACATCACATTGAGCTGCTTACCCACATTGATACCGAACTCCTTCTCAATCTCATCGGCAGAGACTTCGTACTTATCCGTAATGAGCGAGTAGAGTTTGATGCGATCCTCGTTGTTCATGTCTATGCGGTTCGAGTACTTGAACTCCAAACCCGCAGGGATATAACCCATAGCAACAAGGCGAGGTACAATCTCCTCGTTCATTATGTTCTCAATATATCGGCGATAGACCTCGATACGCTCACGGAAGATATCCTGATGAGCCTTCGTTGAGCCCACATAGGACTGCATACCACCTGCCATTGACTCTGAACCCAGCACAAGGTTTGCAACCTCGCTGTTTACAAACTCGATAAGACCTGTGTAGATCTTCTCTGAGTTCGACATCGTGAAGGTCTTGATATCGACCTCATCCTCGATGCCAGTTACAACGACCTTGTTCTGTGCAGCATTAGCAATCTCATTAGCCAATCGCTTTCGGTCGGCATTGCTCTCAGATACAGTCTTACCGTGAATGATGGGCTGTCCGTATGTATGAGAGAAGTTCACATAGTTAGCTACGGTAAACTTCTTGGCAAGGATAAGTGGCGTAGTGGCAGAGAAGAGTCCGAGATCACCTGACGATATAAGCACATAGTTGCGCTGGTAGGTAGGATTACGCAAATCCCAATGTGGTTCCCATATGCCTTGACGCTTGAGTACCGCCTTCTGGTCAGGGAGCACATTACGACGCTCGATGCTGTTTACCTCTGCAAGTTTACCGGTCTTCGGGTCGATAGTAGGCATAATCTCCAACAGTGTGTAGCCATATAGTTTCGACTCCACAATGCCCTTGATTATCTTATCGAACTGCGAGCCCTGAATTTTCTGGGTATTCTGCACATCCTTGATGTACTTTCCCTTCTCATTGATACGAGCAAGCATATACCTATCACCGAGAATTTGGCTCTCCAAAGTCTCGATTACGGAGCGAATGTGTGCGTCCTGCTGGAGGCAGGCATCATAGAGGTCAATAAGTTTGGAGCGGTCATCGAGAATGTAGCCCGATTCTATATCTCCACGAGCTGAACGATAGCGGTTGTTGCGCTCGATTTCTCGTACATATTCCTGTATGGTTTTCTTCGATGTTCGGAAGATGCTCGATAGCAATTCTCCGTTAAAAGTGTTGTCCGAAGTTGTCATTTTCACTCTTTTTTGAAAGAGTAGAGAAAATTTTTTGAGAAAGTTTTAGGTGTTAAATTGTGAATACTGATTTTGACTATATCGGCCTAATTTCCAACCAACCACAAAGATTTATTGTGAATAAGGAAAACTCTCGCAACATCTTGATAATCAACGAAAAAGAAGGTTTTTAATGAATGGAAAATGCCTGATTATTATTAACTTTACACCCGCAATTGCAAAAAATTACACGATTAGGCAACAAATTTTAATATCAAAATGAAGAGATAAAATGAAGATTGAAAAGGTTCCTTGTAGAATAATTCGTTACAGGGAATTCCCCGAACTTCTCTTCGGAGAATCACCGAATAACGGCCCCACATATTTCGATGCTACACACTTTATCCGTAGTCGTGGAGACGAGCGGCGTCACAGTGTACAAGAGTTTCGGATAGCATTCCATCATTGGATTACGGCTCTGTTAAATACATACAGCATCGATAAGGAGGATCTTGTTATTCGTGATGAGACTTCGGGACATATATTAATTGATGAAAGCCTGGCCCTTCTGTTTGTCGTCTATGTTGAACCTGACTTTGCTGCGTTCCTTTTGGAGCGTATGTCAGAATTGCTTATAGACGGGTTCTCGGTTTCAGATTCTTGGCTAATTATGGCTGCCGGAAGTAGATTTACTATTGAGGAATTAACAAAAAGTGTAAAATCCTATGAGACGTAGCAAGTTTAGACGACCTAAGGTTGTGCTGATCTTCAATGGTGCACAAAACCTGATTGCCGTCACACGCTCGCTAAATAGTGCTGCTGAACTGACCAAAGGAAATTTGCAGTCCATATATGCCTGTTGTACTGGCAAGCACAAAACCAGCGGAGGACTCTACTTTAGACAACTTCACGATACGGTGGAGATTGAGATTGCCGACCTGGGGACATTGCTTCTTGCAGACTATGACGAGTTGTGTGGTGAAGAAAGGGTTTACTACACCGTGCGGGAGATGGCAAAAAAGCGAGTACGCAAAGAGATTAAAGAAAAGAAAGAGAAAAACAAAAAGAAGTAGTTATGAGAGAAAACAGAACAGTCCCGTTCAGAGACACAAGCATTAAGGTGTCCAGGAACTATTATGGCCACCAGTATATCTGTATGGCCGATGTGTGCGAAATCATCAAGCAACGCGAACTATTGAAGGATGGGGCAATCCTCAATCTCTGTCCTTCTGCAATGAAGATGACCTTCCGCCGTAATGGAAGAGAGTATTGGGCTATCCGTCCTAGTGATATGCATACCATTATTCAGTTAGTGCGTAGGGAGAGTATTTTACCCCGAGACTTAATAGATGAGCTGGAAGAGTTTGGTAATAAGATTTTTGAGATAGAGGCCGCAGAGACGCAGGCTCAGCATCATGTAGATACAACAGTTAAGTTCAACGAAGATATGCCCGTTACATTTAGGCGCATCGGCGACAAGCTGATGGTAAATGCTACACAGATTACTCAGCCCTATGGACATTTCCCAAGCGACTGGTTGCGTGTTGCTGCTACGGACAATCTTCGCCGCAGACTGGCGCAGAACAACATTACCGACAGATACGAGTTTCAGATATTGACATCTCGTGGTCGTGGCATTGGTGCTACTTGGATTGAAGCACCATTGCTTACCGCCTTAGCTCGCTGGGTAGATCCAGACCCCGATTCCGCCTTGGTGAAGTGGTGTGATGAGCAACTCATTATCTTCGAGGATAAGTATCAAAAACGTCTTCAAAAACGAAAGCAGCCTAAGACCATCAATATCCCTTGCCTTACTAAGCCGATGCCCGAAGATATAAACACGGCAAACAAGATGATTGATGAGTTGAGAGGTATTATCCGTGAGTATGCTCCCAAGGCGGCATTCTACGATGACTTTATCGAGAATCGAGATTGGTTTAAGAGTACACATATTGCTGAGGAACTCAATATATCCTCTCGCCATATGCACAAGTTCCTGATGGAGGAAGGTATCTGCAAGTACCAGAAGAAACAATGGGTGGTGCTGCCGGCATACCGCTCGTGGCAGTGCGATGTGCCATACACTTGGGAGAATGCCCAAGGCAAGATGTTTACCTTTGGCAGTGTAAAGCGTTGGACGCACATCGGTCGAGAGTCTATCATTGAGTTGTGGAACAAGAAACACCCTGAATTTGCTTAATGGAGACATCATTGCAGCGCATAATGCGCAAGACCGGTCGCAGGCCCATTGAGTGCAAGTGCCAGAAGTGCAAGCAGCAGTGTAAGACACCTTGTCTAGGAACACCTGAAGATATACTACGACTTATCAAAGCCGGGTATAAAGATAGGCTGGCTCCAACACATTGGTGCGTGGGCATGGCTCTCGGAAAGATAGATTATCCCGTGCTAATGATACAGGCAAAGCAGGAAGATAACGGCTATTGTACCTTCTTCAATGATGGGCTATGCGAGCTTCACGACTTGGGACTCAAGCCAACCGAGGGGCGATTGTCGCATCACTCTATAACCAAGGAGAACTTCAAGTTTGGGAAGTCGCTATCCTGGAATGTTGCCAAGGAGTGGATGGATGAACGAAATGAGGCATTCATTAAAGAGATAACCCAACTGATGCTATCCTAAGAATCGAAGTCTGAACCGCGAACATTTAGTATTAACCCGTTAATTCCTCAAAATCGCGGTTTAGATTCGATTAATTTATCCTATTTGTAAACCTTTGATATTAGTTGCCCCTATACTTTAAGTGACATATACATTCATTAACTAAAAAACGAAGTACTATGCAACTTAAATCCAAAATGACTTTTGATGAGATGGCTCGTCACTTGGTCGCAACAACAGGAAAGATCGCTAATCGTGTATCGGTAGGTAAGCACGCAAAGGCGTTAGGTTACAAGGTTTACAAACCTATGATCAATGGTAAAATTATTCATTTCTACCTCAAAGAGGAGAAGCAAGATTCACAAACAGAGAATTAATATGAAAGAGCAAAGTAAATTTGTATTCTACCGTTTTTACAAAGGGCTGATGATGGCATTTGACTTGCCAGAGTCAGCCTTTATGGTCTATATGGCAGACCTAAATAAAATTAGGGAACTTGGTTATAATACGCTTCGTCCTATGAGTGCTCACTTAGGATGTCTGGGTATTGGTAGACGCTCATTTGAACGCTGCATTAAGAAAACAACCTCAATGGGTTTGCTGAAGCGAGTTGCTGTTGATGGTAAGTATGATTACTTTTGGGACATGGAAGCATACGACCGACTTATACAGATTGTATCAACAACAACAAAATACACTGTGCTTCGAGAATTCTGTAATAAGGCCTTTGAAAAAGACAAAAGAACAGTAATGTCTATTACTTACGATGAGATTCAGGAACTAGCGTCTCAAAAGTGGTAACTGCAAATATAATGTATTGTACTGAGGAGCTGAAAAGCTCCTTTTTTTTGTTTTTAGCAAAAATTGATGTTCACTCGAACAAAACATTTATGCTTATTCGTACAAATCGCTTGTACAAGGTATTGTTCAAATGTACAATGAGTATAATAATATAGTGATAATACTATCATAAATACGATACCTATTCTTTTCTACGGAGAAAAGAATCAAAAGAAATAAAAAAAAGTTAGCAGACGCCTGCGCCGTCTGTCAACTTTTTATTTTTTTTATTTTGTTTCTGGTGGGAAAGGGCTAAACGGAACATAAGGAAACACCTATTTCCTCAGTTATATCAAAATCAAAAATACATCATTATATAACCCTTCATCACACACGACATCGCTTCGTCCACGCTGCCCCTCGCGCCTGACCGTATTGCACTGCGTTCATCACATCTGCATCGCACGCACGCAGACATTTTATTTATATCAGTTGCTTGACAAAATGCACAAATAATCAATCTTCATATCCGCCTGTTTTAGTATTCAAATAAGCATCCCAGGGGCCTCTTTTAGACAAAAATATATAAAGGATTACAAAGTGAACAAAAAAATCAAAGAGTGAAAAGTCTATATACATTAGTTTAGATTAGTCGGCTGGTAATCAGAATTATATAACAAAACTCACTATTCACAATCATATACTTGAACACCCCAGAAAATAGTATCCTAATTATTTGTTCACTTTCTCAAAAATGGGACTTGGAAAAATGGCCCGAGGAGAGATACCGAATCCGCACCGGGGTGTACACCCTCCCAATTCTTTTTATAATTTTTACACCGTTGAATATCAATGTTTTAGAATGTTTACTTTGTGCAAAAGTGAACAAAAAAGCCTATCAAAGTAACAAATTGAAACAAAAATTTATTTTTTCGTTGATTTTCACCTATATATAAAAGAATTGACTTTGTAACTGCTTGATAATCAGTGTAAAATACTTTGTTTCAGTTGTTTATATATGTTGAAACGGGCAAAAATTGATTTTTGCAAAAATGAAAAATTTTTCAACTTTTTACAAGCGATTGATTTTCAAAGGTTTAAGACAAGCCCTCGCGCGTGGGCGTTCCATACTCAAGCAAAAATTAAAATCGCTATCCATCACAAAAAAATTTTTTGCAAAAGTTTTGGAGTTTGAAAATTCGGTGTTACTATAGTGCTGTACTCAAACGCCAACAACAACGGCAAAGAGTAAACGAAAAAATAAACTGAAAAAATAACAATTAAAATCTTGATTTAAGAAACAGACAAACCAAACCGCCTTGAGCGAGAAAACAAAAGCCTCTTTTGTGGGAAACCTATTTTCGTGGCTTGGACAAACGAAAATTGCTTGTTCGCTTTGGAGCGATTAAAGAGGGTGTTAAATAACCACACCACGCAAGACTACAGACCAATGTAGCAAGTTGGAGCGGTCTATTTGTGCAAATAGTCCGTACACGCAAAGCACGCAAATTTGGGAGTGCGAGAGCCGTGTAGAAAAGAGAGGTAACAGAATAATGCCATAAATGCGCCCTTGTGCGCTCGGAGATAAAAGTTACTATGCAGGAAAAACACCCTGCACGGAGCCTGAGAAAAGGGTATTGCCAATGTTATGCCCATAATCACCAACCGCCAACCGCTCGAATGTGTGCTGCCGTATTGCAAAAGATACGGGGTGTGCCAAAGAAACACTCTGCCGAAATTGGAGTAAGCAGTGATTGTGCGATGACACGCAGAGCAGACCGGTGCTGATGCACTTATGCCACCACTATGCTCTGATGGATAGCCAATTATAGGGTACACTTATAGGTGCGACAAAGTTACGAAAAATGTGCCGTGCAGGGTGAAATGCACGGTATATTTTTGGGTGCGTGGCGTATGGTTGCCACACTTTGCACTATAGCGTGTAAGGTTCTCGGTTCGACTCCGGGAGTGCCCGCAATGCGTAATTTTGCGCAGAGTTTGTAAAATTCAAATCATTATGGCAACTTCAAAATTGAACAAAGAGCAGTATGCAAACCTCAGTGCGTTTGCAGGTGTAATGTTGGTTTACAACTCAACCAACAAGGACGGAGAATTGGTGCAGACAGCACAACATTTCTGGGGCAAGGACTTCGAGCCTGCAGATAACTCGGACAATGAGATTTTCCGTGTAGTAAAAAACCTCGTAGCCACTATTTGGCACACGGTTGCAGAGGAGAAAAAGTTGCGTGAGGATGCTGACGGTATCCGCTCGAAATTCCGTGCCACCACTCCTGCAGAGATTATTATCTGCGACAATCGTAACAATCGCATCAAGAAGTACGACCTCACGGATAGTGTGTGGGCTCGCATTGGACTTGTGCCAACCAAGAAAGACCTTGAGAAGTCGAGCCGAGATTTTGCCAAGACTATCCACGCAGCAGCCAAGGCAATCCGCGATGCAATGAACTTTGCCCCTAACCTTGCAAAGGTTGAGGCAGAGTCTGCAGAAGCCCCTGCCAAGCGTGGGCGTAAACCTGCCACCAAGCCCGCTGAAGAGGTTGTAGTCGTAGACCTCGAAGAAGCGGCTTAATCCGTGGAGTAACTATCCGACAATCTGCCTGAAATAGGTCTGCAATAGTTAGATTTTCGTAATTGCGTGAAGAGCGTGTTATCGTGTGTATGCCGATAATACGCTCTTTTTGTTTCGGGCATAAGGTATCGTAACCGTGAGTAGCGAGAAGAACTTTGCCGGCGGTATGCCCGCAGTAGAGCGACAGCATACCATTAACGATGTGAAGACGGCATTGGAAGCATCTGCCACCGCCATACACGAAGCAATCCATATTGCCCGTGAGGTGTGGGAAAGTGATGATGATGCCATCTGTTTCGACATCGATGACTTGGTGCAGATAGAGTCTGCATTGCAAGAGATCTGTAACCTCGTAGCAGGCATTGACTGCGATGACGAGGAGTGAACCCTGCCGAGAGTGCGCATATAGCGAGGAGAACTATGCCCGAACTATGTGCGCACATCTCATTTAGACACTAATACACACTATGCCGAGATTGCAACTCGGAGTGTCTGCAAGTAACTAAATCAAAGCAAAATGATAGAAGTATTCAACGCAAAACGCACCCGCAGTTTCGGGTGCTATGCAAGTTTTAGGAGTGCCGAAGATACGCTTAACCGCCTTGCTCACGATGGTATCTTGGGCGATGTTCCCAGCGTATCGGTATCGGCTTACCGCAACAATGTGTTGCAGAGAGAGTATCAAGCCGTCTTTGTCGGAGGCAAATGGCGTATGCCCAAGGAGCGCAAAAAGCGAGCAATCGTAGTGCCACTCCCAACCCGAAAGAAACGCAAGAGAAAACTCTGCAAGGAGTATCTGACCGCCGAACTGATGTTTCGTGAGGCGTTCCCCGACCACCTGAACAAGACCTATCCGCTCTCTGCTGACACCTTGGTATTGTGCAGTAGAAGATGCAAGGTCTATGCGTAAAAAATCAACCGAAGTGAAACCGCTATGGGGCTATTGGCTCTATACTTTAACAAAACAGTGAACTATGCCTAATTGGTGCTTTACCTCCTATGTCGTAACGGGAGAAGAGAAAGAAGTGTGCGACCTCTACGAGAAGATGCTATCCCTCGAAGAGCGTGAGGAGTCGCTTGTCGAAAATGGCTTCGGCAAGAGTTGGCTCGGAAACCTTGTAACCCTCTTGGGTGGCGATTGGAACACGATCTACTGCCGAGGAGCGTGGCTTGACCTACAAAAAGATGATGACAACGGAGCATTGCGCTTTGACACCGAAACTGCGTGGAATGACCCTGACGAGGTTGTTACCTTCTTGCAAGAGAAGTATCCGAGCCTTGAGTTCTACTTCATTACCGAGGAGCCGGGAATGGGATATTATGCCACCAATGACACTGCCGGAGAATACTTTCCTCAGCGATACACCATCACTCCCTACGATTGTGGCGAGGAGTATCAGTACGAAGAGGGCGAAGAGCAGGAGTTCTTCAAGGAGATTGAAAACATCACGGGCTACAAGGTAACCAACTTTGAAGAGGTTGAGAAGGCTGTGTGCGACTACAACAAGAAGCACGAAGACGAAGAGATTTATGTAAAGATATTCAGAACTAAACCGAATAGATATGGGCAACAAAATCAATGAAATAACAGGTGTAATCATCAGCCGTGCCTTGCTTGAGGAGTATGGCTATGACGGCGATATGCCCTCAGACGAGGAGATGCAGACCATTGCCGATGAACTGCTGGAGTATTGGGGCGAGAGCGATGGCTTTCGTGATGCCCTGCGTAGCACAATGTCGAACCTTTATGGCATAGAGGAGGATTAGCGTATGGCACTAACGACACATCAGCGAGGCATAATACTGAGAGGTATCTGTGGCAGTGCCTCACTCAAAGACAAGCAGCCACAAATCAGTGATAGCAATACGGTCATAACCTGTGCCCAGCGTCTTGAAATCTGGGATATATGCAGTATCAGTTGCGATGCCGAAGCCTTTGGTCTTAAAGCAGAGTTCGGCTACGATGGAGCAACCCGCATCACCTTTACCGAAAAGGAGTAATGCTATGGAGTACTACTATTTCGACTACCTCTACAAGGAGATTGGGCTTAAAGCCGAGGACATCGATGCCGTGCCTGCAATGGGCAGAGCCGATGATGTGTGCGATGAGATTGCAGGCAAGGATTACATCATCGAGCAGTTTGCCGATGTGTCTTTTGAGAACCTCAGATATGCTGTCTGCTGTCTGTGCGATAGTCCAACTATTGAGAGCCGCCACGATGCACTGATGTATTTAGTGTGGATTGCTGCTCTCGACATCAAGGAGCAAAGAGTATTAACATAAAAATCAGAGAAATGGAAACGATTACCTTAACCAAAGTCAATGCCCATCGTGTGCTCACGATTAGGCGTAAAGATGCCGCAGAGAGTCAGCCTGTGGCATTTCATTTTAGAGGCAAGAAGTATGGCTATTGCAGCTATGCTCACCTTATCGGAGATATTGCCGAGGAGAAGATCCTCGCACCTGCTGCCTTTGCCGATTGGGAGGTTGTGGAGTTTGCACACCCCGGATACCTTGAGGTATACTTCGAGCAGGCGTGTCGCTCATACAACCTCACATCATTCTCTCCCGAAGAGCGTGGCGAGTCGGATATTGCCTCATACGAGAAGGAACTGCACGAAGACCTATCTGCTATGCCCGAGGAGCAGCGTGAGCGATACAAGGAGAACTATATCCGCTACTTTGTGGCGATGATTTCTGCCAATAGTCGCTGTGCGAGTGCTATGATTACGGGACCAGCACGCTTCAATACCCAGCGCAACGACAAAGCCCTCAGCAGTTACGAGAAGAGTGTAACGGCATTCAGGGAGTGGCGCAAGCGTGCGTTAGATGCCATCAGCAAGGCACAAGAGCGCAAGAAGACTCCTGAAGAGTTTGCAGAGGAGGCGTGGCTGAAGGTCAAGGCAGATATTGAGAGTACTGCCGAAACTATTCGAGGCATCGACAATGGTACGCTGCCCTGTATGCGTTCACTCATTGTCGGCAACCTCTATGGGCGACTTGCCACACATTGCAACAAGGGCAATGTTGAGATTATCGACCGTGCCGTTGCCCTCATCAAAGAACTCAACGCCACGATGAAGAAGCCTATTGTCACCGCACGCCACGGCATCTTCAAACTGCCGGAGTTGGTGCGTAAGGTGCGTGAGAAGTTGGAACAGCAGGCTAATCGTGAGAATAAGGAGATTGCTTTTGAGGGTGGAACTATCGTCTATAACTACGATGAAGACCGCCTGCAAATCCTCTTCGATGCAGTCCCTGACAGTGATATGCGTACCAAACTCAAGGGTAACGCTTTCAAGTGGTCGCCTCGCAATCAGGCGTGGCAGCGACAACTCACCCAGAACGCTGTGATAGCTGCTCGCAGAGTGCTCAACATATCATTGTAGGCTATGTTACTCGTTATCGACTCACGCTACTTTGATAGCGTCATCGTCACCTCTATGCGTGATGATGTGCATAGCGACTATGGTGGGGAAACTTTGGAACAACTGCGTGATAGGTATGACAATCCATTCCTTATCACCGTAACCCCTGACCGCATAGCACTATTGCTCAAACGCTACGACAAGGCTCTCTGCCAACCCTTCGAGGAGATTACGGAGGAGCGTTACTACGACCTTTTGAACTGTGTACCTCCCAAGCGTCAGCGTCGCAACCGTTTCTTCGTGGGTGAGGCATACTCGGGCACGATGTACGACCTCTGCTTCCGTTTGGGTGACAGATACTTCAAGGCTCTGCGTGATATACGCCTCAGTGATGAGGATATAGATGCCGAGATAAGCCGCTTTGCCAAGAAGTTGAAGCAACACCCGAAGATTATCAAGGGCGAGGCTATCCGCAACCATAATGGGTGGCACAATAGGATTGTGTTGCACACGCCATACTACTTTCAGTTGGGTAAGCGAAAACTCTTCCTTTGCAGTCTCACCTCGGATAGCGGTAATAAATATGACGATAGACGCTACCGCCGAGAGATGACAGAGCGTCTTCTCAATCTGCGCCGGAACCACTACGACTACTGCACCTTCCATTCACGCTATCCCGACATCTTTGAGTTCTTCAAGTGGCTGCGAGAAAACCACTACACCCTCGAAGTGCAAGGCTCACTCTTCAGCATAGACCCCGAGAGGAATTATGTGGACTTTCACGGTAATGTGTGCGAGTATTCTGCCGCCTTTCACTACCGCATCTATTCCAGAGAGTTGTTCGAGAATATCATCAATCAACTACGCCGTGTCAAGCGACATACGGTGTGGCTGCCTAAACCCAGAAAGTGATGTACCAGATAGATAAACTACGCATCATCGAGAGTGATGCTGTGCCCAAAGAGGGTGCAAAGATTGAGGTGCTGAGTACCTCGATAAAGATTACTCACACCTGCGGCTGTGTGCTTGTTGAGCACTTTGCAGCTGGCAAACCTGATATGCGTCGCGAGGAGAACCCGGAAAAATATGACAGACTCCTTGCAGAGCGCAGATACCATATTGAATTGTGTAACCAACATCAGAATATCAATGGCTGAGATAATTAAAACAGACGGAACACGCACCGCTACAACCCCTGCCAACGGAGAGTATTTCACTCTTGAGGAGATGCAAGCGGCAGTTGGCGGAATGGTCGAGATTGTAGAACTCGACGAGAAGCAATCTATGATCCTTAACGAGGAGGGCAAGTTGCTCGACCTGCCTTACAACGAGGAGGCAGACAACATCTTCCACCAACATTTTACCACCCTTGACTACATCGTGGGTGATGTGCTTCTATGTGAAAATGAACTAATACGATAACTATGTACAAAGAGAAGATACAGCAAATCAAAGGTATGCTCACAGAGTTTGAGCAGTTCAAGGAGCGTAGCAACGAGATAACAATTGTATCTAAAGACAACATACTCCGAGTTGATGGAGAAGTAATGGCGGCGATGATGAGTGCCGCCATTATTGTTTTAGAAAATCAGCTGGATATTGCCAAGTTCGGCAAACCGTCTGACAATCTTGAAGATAGCCGAGAGTTTAAAGCAGCACGAGCGTTGGAAGATGCAATTAATTCATTTTCCTTCAACCCTGACCGCTTCGCCGAGGCTATTCCTTATATGCATAGGACATTGCAGCAGAACTTCTTCCGCTTGGTCAGAAGTTGTGTTTGCAAGATGGCAAATGCCGAGTCGTGGCGCATAGACCCACGCAACGAGGCATCACACCGGATGTGTAAAGCCATAGCAGAGCCTATGAGTGAATACTCATTACCATACATTTAATAATTATGGCAGACAAGATTTTAGAGATGTTCTTCGACCTCGACCGATGGACGAAGGCCATTGCGAAAGGTGTAGGCAAGGATATCCGCAAAGACCAGCTGATACACCTTGCAAGTGAGCATACCCGCCTTGCCATTGCGAGTGCAATGAAGCACGGTGAGTATGAGATTTCCCCGCCACACACGGCACAAATCCCCAAGGATAATGGTGAGTTCCGCACCGTCTATGTGAACGAGCCTATCGACCGCATCATCCTCAGTATTGCTAACGACATGCTGTTTGACCTTATGCCAGAGATGGTGCACCCTGCGTGCAAATCCTATCAGACGGGCATCGGCTGTGGTAAAGTTGTGCAGGAGGTGAGCAGTCGTATTGCTAACAATTCAACAACTAACTCACTCGGCTGGAAGGCAGACCTCAGCAAGTACTTCGACAGCGTGCCTCTGGTGTTTATTGATGAGGCTTTCGATAAGGTCGAGGCAAAGCACGGACACTCCGTAGTCATTGATGTACTCCGCAAGTACTACCACAACGACCTCTACTTCGATGAGGATAACAAGCTACAGCGCAAGTTCCAATCACTCAAACAGGGCTGTGCCGTGGCAAGCTGGCTTGCCGATGTGTTACTATACGACCTCGATGCGGAGCTTACCGCTCTGGGTGAGTTCTACACTCGCTACTCGGATGATATGCTCTACATCGGTGAGAAATACGAGCAGGCGATGACCATCTTGGAGAGCCGCCTTGTCGAGAAGTCTATGCACCTCAATCCAAAGAAGGTTGAGTATCTGACATCAGACAGGTGGTTCAAATTCCTTGGCTACAGCATCAAGGGAGCTAGCATCTCTCTATCGCAGAGTCGCATCAAGACCTTCCAGCGAGAGATTGAACGCCGCACAATTCGCAATCCCCGAACATCACTACACAAGGCTATCAACTCGGTTAATCGCTACCTCTACAAGGGTGATGGAGAGCATAGCTGGGCTACACAGATATTGCCCGTGTGCAATGTCCGCAGTGATATCGACGAACTGAATAAGTTTGTTATGGACAGCCTGCGTGCCGTGAAGACGGGCAAGCGCAAGGTTGGCGGTTTAGGATATGTTCGCAACAAGAGTGATGGCTGCATCGTGCGTGGACGAGGGCGAAATGTCAAGGCTAACCGAGAGAAGCTGCCCGGAGAGATTGATGGCTATATGACCATAGGTTGTATGCAGAAAGCACTGCTCACCAGCCGTGCGGTATATAACACGCTGGTAGCATCACTATAACACAAGTCGAACACACGACAAGCGAATGAAGAGCAACAATTCAATAATACAGGTATACAGCCAGAAGTGAGATATATTCACCTGGTTATCCCCAGGTGAATCCATGTAACTTCTGGCACCACCTGTATTTATCAAGCGAGTAAAGCAATGTGTCGGTTGCCTGACATTCGCAATATGCCGAAGCACATCGGTAAAGATTCGAGGAGCAGACATTTACATCCCGCGTGCTAACCCAGCTCCGCCGAGTCTTGAAGGAGGCAGATTGACCTCCTTCGAGACTCCTCCGAGCTGGCTACACGCTGGATAGATCGTAAGTATAAAGTTATGTGTCACTGCTATAAGAATCTGCCCGGCATAGGGAGCGTATCGAGGGAGAGAGTTCATTGTCCCGTCTTAAATAAGCCTCCGCTGCGGCGTCGTAATCCCGATTGTTATACGACGCCGCTGCTTAGGCTTCCCCAGACGGGAGACATCAACAACATAGAGATATATGCCACCTCTTCACCGTTACGCATCGCCTCGCACAAGGTTTATGGTCAAGGTCAGGAATTTACTGAGCAGCCCTCGCAGTCTGATGGAACCTTAGTCATCTCCTGCGATTACGATAGATGACTTAGGGTCCATCAGATTCAGTGCTGCTTACATCAGTTTGATAAAGACATGTGCCACCCTGACAAGACCATAAGGTAACGCAACCAAAACTGCACAAGGAGCCTCGTTTAACAATACAGTCTCTTACTTCGATCCTGACACCCGCAGATTGTCAGGTCTCAGGATCGAGAATCCACTGTATTTATCAGACCTATAAAGCAATGCGTCATAGGCTCAGAGTGCTAAACACGAAAACAAGCAAGCAAATGAATAACATCTACCACGAGTCCGTCCAAGCCGTTAAGGACGGAGCAAAATTCAGGGTTGACCTCGAAAGGCAAAACCTTACGATTGACGGCAAGAAGATTATCACTAACGGAGAGTACGAGGGCGAGTTGGGAATGTCGCTGGCAACGCTTGATGACTTCCTCTACACCGTGCAGAGCCTCTACACCTTCTACAAACACTCTGTGCCCTCGGAGCGCAGCGAGAGCAAGTCCCGCCAATACTTCCGGGCATTGCCCGAGCGAGAACTCTCGGACGAGGATATGCTCTATGGCAAGCGTCGAGACCCCGCACAGATAGAACTTGAGCTCTACATCCTCTGCCAAGTGCTGCTCGGAATGGAGTGGAACGAAGAGCGTATGGGCAAATGGTTCTGGCAGAGCAAGGAGGACAAGGACCTCGTGATTCTCAAACAATGGATTCAACCGGGAAATAATCCCATAAACAACAAATAACTTATGAGCAAAAAGAATGAGACAAAAGTTCTCTGCCCCGAGTGTGGTGCAGAGTTGGCAATCGCAGACAAGACTATTACTACGGTTGCTACGGTGATTGGTAAGGATGCCGGTATCGGTGTTGTGTATGCTGAGGTCGTTGGCAAGGAGGTTAAGCCTCAGAAGAAATTGCCCAAGACCGCCAAGGAGCGCATCGAGGCGCTGCGTGATGCAGGCGTAGATGTGAGCCACCTCTTTGCTATGCAGGGTGCCAATGGTGGTGAGTGTGTAGCATCAAACAAGGACGGCAAGTTGGTTGTCCTCGATGACAACGACCCGCTCTTCGAGCTTATCATCAAGCAGGGCACGGTACCTAATCCTCGATTGTTCCGCCGTTGGGTGATGGCACAGATGTTCCATATGATGACCGCCCTTGACTATCGCACCAAGCAGCCTATGGGTGTCACAGCTATGATCCACCGTATGGGCTATGAGTATCAGTGGAAGATGCTCCTTGACGAGCTCAACGCACAGATGAAGATGGAGCACCGTGACCCTGAGAACTTCACTGACCGCAACCGCTGGTTCAATGCCGAGGTAGCGACAAAGATGGCAAGCGAGTATATCGGACTCCTCAAGAAGCGTGTCGATATGATTAAGGTACGCAAGTGCAAGGGTGTCCCTTATAAGCGTATCGCCGGCAAGAACATCTTCGTATCTGACCTCTACAGTAAACTATATCGCCCATTGGAGAGTGCTATGTACGCTATCCGTCGCGCCAAGAGTGCTGCAAAACTTTACGAGGCTGTTGCAGAGTTCAACTCTTTGCGCCTCAAGATGCACTGGCAGACACCGCAGTGCAGTGCGTGGATTGATGCCTACAAGGGTTCGGGTGCCTTCTTCACGATGCAGAACCTCATCCGCTTCCACGGCTGTGTGGCATACGATGATGCCGGCAAGCGTCTGGACAAATACCAGTCGTTGGCGTTCATCACCACCAAGGCTAAGATGTACCGCAACGGCGATGGCTGGCGACTATTGGCAGTATTGAAGAAGATGCTCGAAGACAACGGCATCGACCTCAAGCGCAAGATGGCCGAGTGGCGTAAGAAGTAGCCAGGCACGATTGGCAAGCAGGTATTGATGGGCTGACATATTTAGCACGGCCTTGTTCAAGCGACCCGCGAACCGGTATATCAACCGGTTCGCGCGTTCATCACAAGGAGTTACATCTACTGATTAGAGTAATGCCCCCTGTCGGCAATCATACCACCAACTTTTGGCAACCTCGATATGAAGGGCCATCACATTTACTACCGTCCTGCGGATACGATGCCCTCCCAGCTTGATTAGCTGTTGGGCATCCTCCCGTATGACGCTTACATCAAACAATTAGAGTAATGCCCCCGAATGGCATTCATATCTTTCAACAAATAAAACTACAACTATGAGCAAGAAACAACTACGACGCAGAGCATATCTGCTTTCAAAAGTACGCGAGCAAGGTATCCGTTGCAAGACACACGCAAAGACCATCTTCTGTCCTTATGGTGAAGACCCTGTAAAAATGCCTTATGTAGGTAACCTTATCAGCGAGTTCCAGTTCTGTGTACAATTTGAGATGGTAGCATAATGGAGAGAGGTGCAATAGCAACGCTCAAAGTACCATACTTGGGCTACCGCCGCATAGAACTTATCGAGCCCTACGGTAATGAGTGGCTCGTCAGGATCTGCGAGAGTGGCAAGGAGATTACCGTCTATGAAGACGAGTTTGAGTTAGACTAAAAATCAGAATCATTATGGCAATAGGAATTATTCAGGCTATATGTGGCGGCTGTTCGTGCGATGAGCAGCAGGCACAAGAGTACCTCGATGATGAACTCAGGTATCTGCGTGAACTACGCGAGGTAAATGATATGCAACATAGCGACTTCGAGTTGGCTTGCACAAACCTCGGCATCGAAGCCGACTATGAGGAGTATTTCATTCAGGCATTAGCCGTATAG